GGAATTTCTTTCCTACCACTAAATTTCTCTGAGTTTAAAAGCAAAACGCCATGAAGAAATATTATATCTTACATCACGGGAATCTAAGACCTCACAGCAATCATTATGACGAAGTTTCTGCAATAGATGCCGTAGAAAGAATTTACTACACAGACGATGAAGGAAAGGAACACAACGGCCCTCATTGGAGTATTGACGATATACGCGAGATAACGAACAAGCAGAAATTCAAAGAGCATGTCACCGATTGGGACAAATATGTAGCATTGAACTATGCCTATGCTGACTTCAATAAGATTATGTCTCCTGAGATGATAGCAGTTGCTGCATACGCTTTCTTCTTTGATGATGAAGATGCGCCAGAAGATAAGGTTTACAGGTATGTAGAGGCAATGAAATGAAAAGTGGCACACATAACAAAAAATGTGTGCCACTTTTGCGTACATCTATATACATCTATCTACATATATATGTATATAGATTATTTGTAAAACGCTGTTTTATAGACATAAATAGGCTTATAGAGGCCAATAGGAGTAAGAATGGATAGTCCTATCAGGCGCACAATTATAATTGATTTTCAGTGAGTTATAAAAATGTGTGACATAATGTGTGATACTTTATATAACTCGCTATATTTTATCGAACAAATTCATGGCGTTTTTCTTAGCTTCGTCGGCTATATCTATATATGGCTTCATGGCTCTATAATCGGAATGTCCCGTCCACTTCATGACGATAGACGGCGCGATTCCGAGCATGAGCGCATTACAGATAAATGTACGACGACCGCAATGTGTGCCAACTGCCTTCCACTTGGGCTTGCTCTCTGTTATTTTTCTGTCGCCTACATAATGTGTGCTTGTTATGACTTCGTTTAACTCACACTGGCGGCATACTTCTTTTATGTAGTTGTTCATCTTCTGGTTGGATGCGACTGGCAATGCTTTGTCTCCTTCCATTTTCGTGTATTTATCAAGGATTGAACTGGAGTATTTGTTCAATTCGATTTTTAAAGCGGCATTGGTCTTTTGAGTTACGACATTTATTACTCCATTTTGTATGTCGGATTTCTTAAGTTTTGCGACATCAGAATAACGCAGGGAAGTGAAGCAGCAAAAACAGAATACGTCTCTTGCGCGTGATAAGTAACCCTCCTTAAACTGATGGCTATACACTTTCATTAGTTCATCCCAAGTTAGGAATACTACGCTGTTGTTTGATTGCTTTAGCTTTGTTCGATAAGTAGTAAAGCTCACATCCTTAATGATGCCCTTTGTGACGAGCCAGCGGAAGAACCATTTAAGCATGGATATTTTCTTCTTTACCGTCTCGTTCTGATAGCCTTGTGTAATAAGGTAATCGCGAAATTTAGAGAGCATGCCAGCGTTTATGTCTTCTATTTTTGCCGATGGCAGGAAGTCGTGCAAATTTTGCCATATCTGATTATGCTTATACCTTACTGATGATGACCATCCACTTTCTTTCCCAGCCTCTTCTACGTATTTATTATAGAGGTCAAACAGGTTTTTATTTTTAGAAACGTCCTCTTTTCTTCTAAACAAGGAAGAAATGTCTTCCTTAAACTGGTCGTATGTCGGTGCCCCTTTGTACGCATCAGCCAAGCGGATTATTTCGCTTTCGTATCGCTGTATCTCTGTGTTTATTCTTGACGCAGACACCTTCTCTTTTCCGTGAGTGGTATTTCGCTTGCAGCGCTGCACATCCTTGTCCCATTTAGATATGTCTATTTTATACCCAAGTGAGAAGGTGAAACGCTTCATCTGATATCGTATAGTTAATCTGAGGTCTCCGCGTGTATCTGGGGAAAAGAGTATGCTGTATTTCATGGGCAGGAAATTTTAAAGCCCTATCGGTTAAGGTAGGGCTTTGTTGGTCGATATAAATAGTGTGTTTACATTACCATAGGGCAAGTTTTCCGCATGTGCCCAAATCAAGGGAGGCGGTTTTGACCCCAAGGGCTTTAAATATACGTCCCAGCATCTGGAAACTGATATTTCGTCCGTTTTCCATTTTGGAAACCTGCGAGCAATTCACGCCAGCGCGTTCCCCGAGTTCTGCTTGTGTCATTTTCTGTTCGGTGCGTGCTTTTCTGATTGCTTCTCCGATTTGGAACGCCCGTACAGATTCTTCCACTTCCCTATCAAACTTGTTTCTTTCCGCGGTTCCTTTCTTGCCTATGAGTTCATCGGTTATTTCGTCCAACGAATATGACTTCATGTTTCCTATCTGCTTCATTTTGACTTGTAATTTAATTCCATGTATTTATCCATTATTGCCTTGGCTTTGTTTAATTCCTTAATCGGTATTTTCTGTGTCTTTTTAACAACGCCATGAGTAACTACTACCAACGAATTTGTGTGTGCATCCCAAAAAGAGAAAAGCCTATAGGAGATGCCGTTACTTTGTGCGCGAAACTCCCATAGTCCAGAGTCTCCTAATTTTTTGAATATCTCGTTACTTCTTTCTCCTGTCTTCACGCGATTCATGTTGCGTATTATCTTTTCACGCGCTTGTTGGTTTAAACTTCTAAGGAAATCTGCCGCATCCTCCAGTATGATTATTTCGATTGTATGCGAGTTCATTGTTTTACTCTTCCATTTAGGATTACAATTCTTTTAGCCATCATGATATTGTTTCATTGGCCGTCAAGCCATTTTTTACCATTCTTCGTGTGCATCCAAATCAAGATACCACCGCTAATTATAATCATAATTAGATAGAATATATTGAGTAAGTTAAATACATTTTCCATATCCGCTTTATTTTTTATTATTTAATAAGCTATTGTCGCAAGGAATGTTGTTAGTAATGTACCGAATATCAAAGACAAAAGGGAAGAAGCAGTCAAATCGTTATCCAATATCAAGACTGACGATATGGCTCCCAATACCATTGTTGTAAATATGGTCTTTGCCAAGTCGTAAAAGAACTTTGCGAGTTCTTTTCTCTGCTCATCATTGTTATTCTTTTCCATTATACAAAGCTATGTCTAAACAGAAACACAACGGCAAAGATACTGATGATTTCGTTTTTAGCCACATCGAAATCGGTATATCTGTCGCGGTTGGCATCTGTCGTCCGCAGGGTGTATGAATCAGAGTTTTCAATGAGTATTCTGAGACGTGCGCCATGTGGCTTCGTGTCAATGACGTAGTAATCTCCGTTGACGATGTGCTCCGTTTCTGGCAGTCTTCTGATACCTATGAGGTCTCCACAGGTGAAAGTTGGTGTCATGGAGTTATCCTGCACTCTGTATATTATATCCACCTGCTTCATGAAGCCTTGCACAGAGAATATTTCCATGCTCGCCGCTTCGTTCTTTATGTTTGCATATATATCATAATCTGGCATATTGTACATATATGATGGAATGATAGGGCATGCGTCTTCGGATGCGCTTTTTATCTCCAAATTCTGTGCGGCGATGTTGCCGCCTTCCGTCCCTCCATGCATATAGTAATTATTCTCCATCCTCGCTCCTGGTGAGTGGGGGTTGTTTTGTTGAGCTATTGGGCGCGGCGCATTTTCGCGCAACATTTCTCCTTCACCTGTTAAAAGCCAGTCGAAGTTTAAATCTGGGAAACGCGCCTCTATCATTCTACGCGTTCTGTCTGTGATTTTTTGTGTTCCACTCATCATTTTGCCAAAGTTTGTCGGCTGAATACCAACATTGTAAGCAAAAGAATTCATGGAATATCCATATTGGGATAATCTGCATTTTCTTTCCTCTTGTAATACTGACATAACAATAAGCGTTTGTATTAGTAATTAATGTTATTATATCTGACAATTGTCTGATATTATTTGACATTGTCAGATAATGAATATATCTTTGCAATGTATTCCAAAACAAGTTACACAACACGTTTGCGGAATATCTATCGCAAAAATAGCGATTAAATATCTAACAAACAAGACTTGAACCTAAAAATCTACTCCGTTGGATTTAACGAATAAAAAACTGATATGTTATGGAATTAAGAATCGTTATTTACAAGAATCCAAATTACAGCTTTGATGAAGAGCATGGCAAGCCCTGGATTGGTGCGGTTGTAACAAGTGATGAGACTTACAACAAAAGTAGTCCATACAGCGGCAATATAGACCCCTCTAACGAACTTGATGCTGAAACGTTTGCTGACTACGGCGAAATAACGAAGCGAATCAGGCAATTGGTCTATGATTATTACTCAGTCAAAAGCTCTAATAACTCGTCAAGTGTTGGTGAAGAGAATGATACATCTAAGTTCCCATCTAAATAAACCTTCGTTTTGCCTCCGTTGCGAAAAATAGCTTTAATAGAATCAATATTAATAAAATCATATTGTTTGTTGGCGTCGTGTATTTCTACTATACGACCATAACGTTTTAAATCACTCATATATTTATGGAATTGAAAATTATAGTTCATACTGAACCGTTTAGTTCGAATAACAAGCCAAGTGTTTTGGCGAGTTTAATCCCCTATTACGATATAGAAAACTTCATGGATAGCGATAAGGTAGACCCGTCTCACGAAGAAGTAATTGCCCAATGTCAGTTTTACGGTGAAGTCACCAAGCGAATTAGGGCGATGGTTGAAGAGTTATATAAGGAAAAATACAATCACATTAACAATTGACCTATGTATCTGAATATCAAATTAAGGTTTTACGGTAAGCATTACAGCCAGGAAATGGAAGTATTGAACGACCCGCATTGTGGGAATGACGGCCCGATAGACGTGTCAAGCGATGAAGTCATGCGGCAGTTGTCTGACCTCAGCGAAGCAGCCAAACACATCAAGCCGATTATAGAAGATTACTGCGAGAAGCGGAAGAATTCATCTGAGTAAATCTGACAATACGCGCTTGAAGTCCTCGAAGATGGTATAGTTATCACCATTTGTCATGTAAACGATAATGCGGTCAGATTCCTCTATTACGGCATACACGTGATTACGATTGATATATGTGTAGTGAACATGGTCGTCATGAATCTTCACTCTTACGAAATCGCCCTTACTCTCTGTCGATTCCTGCTTTTGCTGCGTTGCGGTCTCCTCTCCTAAAATCATAGAGCCTTCTCCTGTAAGGAGCCAATTGAGATTGAGAGATGGGTAGAGATTAGCCAATTTGTTAGCAAAAAGTTTTGGTTCTGACGTCTTCCCGTTGATAACTTGCGAAAATGCAGACGGATTGCTATAACCCATCTTGACACCCAAATCCTTCTGACTTTCTATAACGCCTAAATTAATTAGGTGTCTGATTAAAATTTTATACCTATCTATCTTATTCATAATCAATGAGTTTAACGGTTGATTGAAAAATTAGTACAAAAATAATTCCTAAATAATTTGGATAGTTTAGGTAAAGTGTTTACCTTTGCAACGTGTTACGGAACAAGTTATACAACTTGTTACCGCAAATATACAAATATCCACGTAAGTTGGAAAGCGTTCTGTGTTTTATTTTTACGTCTCGCGATAATCAGACTAATCGTCGTCGGCTTGCTTGCCGAGAAAAAACGAGACAGAGCCTAATGGTTGCACATCATTCATTGTGTTGTGAGAATTGAGTTGTTGATGATGTGTGGCGGTTCGATTCCGCCGTGGCTCACAAGCGAAAAGTGTTCTTTGACTTATTGGTAAAGGGGTACGGAAGCGAAAATTGAAGTAGCAAGGCCCAAATCCCCGATAAAGTGGCATCACGTGATAGTAACTATCTATGTCGTGAAGTTGTAAACGGATGAGGTTCGGCATCATCCATACCACGTGAGCTGCCACGAGAAGTTATGTAACTATCATGTAACTATCATGTAACTACTACATAAATTCTTTATATCCTCCTCAGATATGCCGATAGCTGGCGCATTCACCTTTCGTTTGCGTTTGGACTTGGCGGCACAGGTGGTTCGAGTCCACCTATCTGAGCTAATTTAGAACCTTGTTGTATGAATAAGATTAAGAGAATTGCTGAGATAAGAGAATTGCTGATGCAGGATGCAGAAGAGCAGTGTATCTGCCGAACACGCGGTTATCTCACTGCCAACTTCTACATGGAGATATGCAAGAAAAATTACGAAGTCGAATTAATCGTTGATGAAGATTGGCAATGTAGTGATTGCTCCGTCTACAACGTAGAAGAAGATAAGGAGGACGTGAAATTGAAAATCATAATCCTCAACGAATATTCAGAGCTATACGCCACACTCAAACGAGAGGCGTATGAAAAACTTGACAGAGAAGCGAAATTGTACGAGGAGCATGAACAATCGCTGATGTACGATTTCCTTTATTGATATAAGCTCGCTGCGGTTCTTTTCACGAGGTGCAAAGAGTTGCATCGCAAATGATAGAGTGCAATCTTGAAAAGGAGAATGAGAAGATTTCCGTTACGTAGCGAGCGCACGCAGGTGATTGAGACTGGGTCTCATGTTTTAGTTCCATGGTTGTATGATAAATAGAATATGTGAGATAAGAGGTTCGATTCCTCTCACCTGCACCAACCAATAAATAAAATGTATTATGAAGAAGGAATACTATTTTGTTGTTTCAGTCTCTTGTAATAGAAGAAACATGAAAGAAAAGGTACTTGCTGAGTACCTTAAAAGCTACAAGAATTGTCTTGTAGAGTTCGGCGAAGAATATACGCCAGATGTTTTAATTGCCGACCTCAACCAACGACTCGATGAAATCAACGCATCGAATAAGCGGTGCATGGATATTCGTTTAAAGCGAGAAAACGGCATGTTTGGCGAAATAATCTTTGTATTTGAAAGTGATGTAAGCTGTGATACCCATCCCGCTATAATGGTTCTCAGACCAGTAAGACGATGGCTGTATGGTTCAAGTAGATTAGGGAATAGCGAAGCAGAATAAAAAATTACAATCATGAAAGCATTAACAAATTACAGATATTACGTTCTCTTTGCCGTTAACTTTATGGCGGCAATATTGTTTATCGCTATGCCAGACGATAGCTGGAGCACTCTGAGGTTTATTGCCTTTTTGGTGCTGACAAAAGCAGCTGCATGCTTGCTTGTTTATGTCACAATGGTTTTGATTTCCTGTTGGAGCGATAGACACGAGATAGAAGAGATAGAATCACTCCTTAATGGGGATTTTTGACAATTACGTTTATGCTATATATAAGAAAGATGTTTCTATCAAATATTCAACTTGTTAATGGTAGGAGACTATAGTTAACAGGGGCGGTCGCAACGAATTGGGATAATTAGTTCTTCCGCTTGTCATATTCATAGTTCATACTAAGGTGGCCGTTCGTACTTGCAGGTACGGACGGCTTTTTAAATTCAAACATACAAGAATTCAACTTAATAAAACAAGTACAAGCATACAAATGTGAATATGGAAAATAAAATGACATTACACGAAAAACTGAATCTGATTCAGACAAAGTTAGAAGCGCCGAAGGACTTGTATAACAAGTTTGGCAACTATCGTTATAGAAGTGCGGAAAGCATTTTGGCCGCGACAAAACCTTTCCTCCGCGAAATGGGTTTAACGCTGGTGACGGAATCAAAAATCAGCGAACATTTAAATCGCATCTATGTAGAATGCACCGTTACCATATCAGACGGAAAAACAAGTGAAAGTGCAAGCGGAATGGCACGCGAGGAAGAGACGAAAAAAGGCATGGATGGCTCACAGATAACAGGTGCTGCAATGAGCTATGCAAAGAAATATGCGCTTGGTAATCTCTTTGCTATTGACGACACTAAAGATGCAGATACGACTGAATACGCGCAACAGGTACAAGCTGCACAACAGAGTACAACAGCAACGGTGAGCCAGGCCAAGCCAAAGCAAGCGCCAAAGCAAGTGAAACAGCAAGCACCGCAGGTCGATGAAGAGCGTTTGATGTTGCTCCTGCAAGATATAAGCCACGCGAGAAGCAGAAAGACACTTACAACGATTTGGAACGAGAATAAGGACTTGCAATCCAATCCGAGATTTAGTGAGGCCGTTCAAGAGGCATCTAAAAAATACCCGAAATGATAAAAGTTATTTGTTGTTCTCTCTTTTTGCTGGCCTTTGCGTTAGCGTTTATAGTTTTTCTCGAATATGCACAATATGTAGCCAATAAATATGAAGGCAATGAAGAAGATAAAACTCAATAAAAAATATCCGAAATGATAAGAATTGCATTTTGTATTATCGCCATGCTGGTTATGGTGGCAATGCTCACCGTTGTTGTATATGCACAACATGTAGCCAATAAAGACTATAAAGATGAAGACGATGAAGACAATGAAGACGATTAAACTGAATGACAGCGGAATCCTGTTTGATGCGGAGAGCCACACCTATTGCACCAAGGAAGGAGAAATACTAAACGGAATTACGGGAAGGCTCAAAGAGCGAGCCTTCCCCGAAGAGTATAAAGATGTTCCAGAAGAGGTGTTGCAACGTGCCGCGACAAGAGGCACGCGGATTCATCATGTGCTTGAATTGTACGACAAAGTCGGAATTGAAACGGATGAGTGCATGGAACTTCAAAACTACATGAAGGCACAGACAGAATTTCCTTTCCTTGCCAATCATCTGCAAAGCGAATACCTCATCACGGATGGCGAGCAATATGCTTCCGCGATAGACAAGGTTTACATAGAAGATGATGGCGTTATTCTCGGTGACGTGAAGACTACTTACCATCTTAATGAGGAATACGTAAGTTGGCAATTGTCTATTTATGCCTATTTCTTTAACCTTATCAATCCAGATGTAGAGGTCAAAAAACTCTATGCTCTATGGTTTAGGGAAGATAAATACAAGGTTGTGGAAGTGGAGCGGAAATCTATTGAAGATGTCAAGAAGTTACTTTACACGGAAGAAGCTTTGCCAGTTACTACCGTTGACGAAGCAATGATGCCAGACATCAATCGTGCAGAGGCTGCCATCATCGAATACAAAGAAGCGATGGATTTCTGCAAGGCACAATATGATAAACTCAAAGACGGCATCTTAGCAATCATGGTCGCGAACAACATCAAAAAATATGACGGGCAGAAGATAAGTATCACACGAAAATGCGAAGGAGAACGAGCAAGCTTTGACAGTAAGGCGTTCAAGGCCGACCATCCAGAAATGTATGAACAATACATGGTGAAGAGCAAAACACCTCCCTCCTTAATTGTTAAAATCAAATGAACGAAATATTACAGAATGGCGCGGCGTTTATTCTCGTTCCTCAACAGGAATGGAAACGCATGGTGGATGTCATTAGTCGCATTGAGACTATTATGCAGGAGCGCGAAGAGCCTGACGGATGGATAAGTACCGAGGAGGCATGCAGCTTACTGAAAGTGACGCCACGCACACTTGGAAGATGGCGCGAAACATACAAACTAAAGATTTCACAAGTTGGACGGAATATCCTCTATTCCGTCAAGGACATAAATAGATTACTTAAAAGGAAAGAAAAATGAATCAAGCAACATTTATCGGCAATCTGACTAAAACGGCCGAAACTAAACAGGTGAATGGTGGTAATCCTTTCACGACATTCTCGTTGGCGGTCAATCGTAAATGGAAGACAAAGGATGGTACGAAGCGTGAAGATGTACAATATATCGACTGCATCATGAATGGAAATATCTCTGCAATCACACCCTATCTCACGAAGGGGACAAAAGTATGTGTGACTGGTCGCGTATCTTGCCACGCTTGGATTGACAACAAGGGCCAGGCTATTGCGGGTCTTGACCTCAACGTGAGAGACCTTGAACTGCTCGGTGGCAAGCAGGATATTCAGCAGCCTACACAGCAGCAGGCTGCATTTATTCCACCGTCGCAGCAGGGCGCACAACCACAGCAAACAGTATTGTCGCAAGAGTTTGTTGGTGGCAATAACCTATACGGAGGCGGAAACGACGATTTGCCCTTCTGATAATGAAATACGATTTGAGCAACCAGTCGGACAGAGAGCGACTCATGGAGCACGTAAGGCAGGCCGTTGAGAAGCGTGAAGGTATCGTAGAGTTTACGACTAAGAAACGGCAGCGCTCACTGCCGCAGAATCGTTACCTTCACGTCATTCTCTCTTATTTCGCTTCGCAATACGGTGAGAGTATGGAGTATGTCAAAGAGAAGTTCTTCAAGGAAGTTTGCAACAGAGATCTATTTTTTCAATTAGTGAACGACCGCATCCTTGGATATACCGAGCGCGTTAGAAGCACTGCCGACCTCACTACCGAGGAAATGAGCCTTGCTATTGAGCGGTTTCGCGATTTTTGCGCCATGCAAGCTGGCATCTATATCCCCTCTCCTGACGAGCACAGGTTGCTTGAATTAGCGGAAATAGAAGTAGAACGGCATAAAGAATACGTGTGATGCCATATTATATCAAGAAGAAAGCAGCAGGAAAGAAGACGGCGTCAAGGACGGCGATAGAGCGCCTTGACAAGGTGTTTTCGCTTTATATCCGATTGCGCGACAGCCGAGCCTTTGGGTTCAAAGCATTCAAGTGTATATCGTGCGGACAAGTGAAGCCATTCCGCATGGCAGATTGCGGCCATTATTTCAGTCGTAGGCACATGAGTACACGGTATGACGAAGACAATTGCAATAGCGAATGTAATTATTGTAATAGATTCAATGCCGAGCATCTTGAAGGCTACAGAGAGAACCTAATTAAGAAGATAGGTCAGCAGCGTTTTGACTTACTGAAGGTCAAATCGCAGCAGACCTGCAAACTTGGAAAATTCGAGATTGACGAACTATACAAGTACTACAAGCAAGAAACCGAAAAACTACTAAAAATACAATGAAACTACCAAAAAGTAAATATCGCAAGGCTACAGAAAAGCGCCGCAAGAATGTTATCATGATGTATGAAGAGCTGACGGAGGAATACCCAGAGGCATCGGATTACAGAAAGCATAATCTTATCGCTGAGCGCATGAGCCTCACACGTGAGGGCGTGAGAAAAATCGTGATGAGATATTACCAAGAATCGAAAGAAAATGGGCAATGAGTGGATAACGATTAATAAGGATGTGTTTGACATTGGGCGTTACGAGAGTCTGAACGAATTTAAGGTGTTCTTATACTTCGTTACCCATGCAGCGGAACATCCGACGATATATAAGGGAAGAGCCTTACAACGCGGCCAATTGGCGTTATCCATAACTGATGCCTGTAAAAGAATTGGGATAAGCAAACAGAGCTATCGTACCGTATTGCGCAAATTTACCTCCAACACGCAGAATGACACACAGAGTAACACGCAAAGTAACACAGCGATTAACACAGAAGTAACACGCTTATTTACTATTATAACTGTCTTAAACTTTGATGATTACGTTACATGCGAAGATGTAAGTCAACACGGAGGTAACACGCAAAATAACACACAATTCAACACGCAAAGTAACACGGAAAATAACAAACGACCCACCTCCCCGCCAAATCAACCAAAAAATCCGCCATTTATCCAAAAAGAAAAAGAAAACGAAAAAGAAAGTTCCCCCACACCCCCTAAAGAAAAAGATAAAGAAAAAGAAAAAGCTTCGCCCCAACCTTCGCTTAAAGAAGAAATAGACCCTCAAAAAATATCTTCAATATTTTTCTCGGGTAGAAAAGGAGAATCGGCGGTTTTTGTTTCGGAACCTGACGGTTCCTCAACCAAGCAAAAAGTGGAGAAGAGTATAGAGCAGAAGAGAAGACTTTTGGAGGTGCATAGGAGAGAGTTTTACGATTCGCTCGTTCCTTACGTGAAGGAGTACGGCAAGGAAATGGTGCGTGACTTTTTTGATTACTGGAGCGAGCCGAACAAAGGCAGGACACAGATGCGCTACGAGATGCAGCCTACGTGGAGTCTTGCGATGAGGCTTGCGACGTGGAACAAACGAAAAAAGAACTATGTCAGAAAATCAGCTACAGACGAGAAACGAGAAGCAAACGCTGCGGTCATTGAGCGTTTGCGAGAGGATGCACTACGGCGTCTCCGTCCAATGGACGAAGAAGAACCGTTGCCTATCTGAGTTGTACGCGAACTACTCACCGAGCTACTGGCCTCACCTGTCGCGCATTGGTGACGGCGCGTACACCCGTGTCTGTCCTGCGCTTGGCGCTCTTGATGACCTATACGCCACACGCGGTGCCGCCGCTACTTGGGTACAAGCGCAAGTCACAGCCATGTACGTTGCCTCTGGCAGCAGAGATGCAACGATGGCTAACGCTATCACCGTGTTCAGCGAGAACTTCGCAAACGTTGCGGCGGCGTATAAGCTAACAGAGTTGATGCTGTTTTTTTCTCGCTATGCCGCTGGCATGTACGACGACAGCTACACGACCTTCAGCGCAAGGCGTATCGGCGTTGCCTTCCACAAAGAATTTCTTCCAAAACGCGACCAGGTTATTGCAAAGATTGAACGCGAGAATGGCGCGAGCAAGATGACGATACCAGCATTCGCCATCAAACGGCAGGCATACGACGCTGCGAGCGATTTCTCGTTTTCGCTGAGAATCCTCAGAGACAGCGAAGAGCTGCGCAAGGATTTGTGCGTCTCTGGCATGGGAGTGAACGGCATAGCCGAGGGCGTTCTGCCCAAAAGTGAGGTTTGGCGCGTTCATGACTACGTTAAACGCGGCGATGTAAGAATTATCAAGATAAGCGCCATAACACGACTAAGCGGCTCTCTGAGCGAAGATAATAGTGAAGATGATAGATTGCCTACCTTGGCGAAAGAAAGTCCGTCAGAAGGCAAAAATAGCAATAAAGATAAAAACTAAAACGAAATGAAGAAGAATAACTTTGGAATGTGGTGTCAGCAGGCGAAGAAATTCCTTCTTGGCAACGCTGAGGCCAAGCGCGAGCGCGAGCTTCACAAGCAGGCTTACAGGGAAGTGCAGGTGAAGGAATATGATGGTGCCTTGTGGCTCTGTCACAGGGGCATCCCACTTGTTCGCGAAGGAAGTGCAAAAGAAAGCCTGCCCAAACTGGCAGAGCAGGCAAGAGAATGTTGGATAAAATACCAAAAAGAATACGCTAAATGAAGGTTTATATCTCACAGCCATATCGCTACGTTAGCAAGGCTGAATACGACTACGAATACAAGCGCATGTCGCAGACTATCATCAATCACGGACACACGCCGATTGTTCCTGTATTTGATTATTCACCATTTATCGGCGAAAACGAAGAGAACATTATCCGACATTTTGACGACAATGCTTCTCGCATGCTTGAGTGTGGCGCAATTGTCAGAATATCACCGTCAGGCAGGGGAAGCATAGCAAGCAAAATTTGTGATATGGAGATTGCGCTGATGTCTGCTTTTGGGCGTGTTATAATCCCAAACTACCGCGTTGGCGTAGAGTTGGAAGCTCTTAAATAATGAAAACAAATGGAAATGGACGAATACCAACATCTGGCATCTAAGTTTAGATGTGGAGAGCCAATCGTTTTATTTGCGGCTCTTGGTGTTGCTGGAGAGGCTGGAGAGGTGGCCGACAAGGTAAAGAAGGCTATCCGAGACAATAACGGAAACTTCGATGATAAAGCGTTTAAGGAAAGCGTTAAGTATGAGCTTGGCGATGTACTTTGGTATGTCGCGGCTCTTGCAGAAGACCTCGGATTTACACTTAGCGAAGTCGGTCAATCCAATATTGCAAAATTGGAGGACAGGCGAAAGCGCGGCGTGATACACGGCAGCGGAGATAAAAGATAAAATGTAACAAAACGCGACATGTAAATAGAATAATGACAAAATGACAAAAGAAGAAATAACGCACATCTATTTCAAGAAGATGTGGCTCTCGCCGAGCGGTTATCCAAGGTTCCCGAGAAGCGCAATGTATGCGTACAGAGCTGGAGTTATCCGCGAAGAAGAGAAGGAAAGATACGGAATTGACAAACTAATAAGGAGGTATAGTTTATGAAGCTTACAATAAAAACAATGCGTGCCATAAACAAAGAGGCGAAGCAGCGCTATAAGAGTAAGATAGAACAAGAAGTGTTTGCTTTTGGAGCGAGGCGAGCGCTGGAAGAATATTCCAAGAACCTTTGGCATGGAGCAGACGAACAACCTGCATTCAATAGTGAGATAATTATCTACGCCAAGCGCGTGCTGCCGAGTGGACAGAAGATTGCACCAACCTATGCGGCCGTTTATCGTGATGTCATGGGTCGGGACGTATGCTTGTTTACCGATATAGACATCAAGTCGGACATTGTTAGATGGATTTATGCGGAGGATTTGCCATGAATGATTGGAAGCCAGATGTAAGATGGAGGCCAAATACGGGCATCATGAGGCACGAACCATTAATGCCCGTGCCTCACAAGAATATTAATCTACTCGTCACCTACGCGGAAGCTCAGCAGGAGCATGAAGCGATGATGTGGAAGAAGATGAACGACAAGAGGCGGCGTGAATACGGCATTTGTACTGCATTATGTTACCTTCATTTCATGCGTGTTGAATATGCGATGAAGCTTGCACGTGATGTCGTAGACACGCTTGCCAAGCGGAAGGACATATATCGACATGAAGTCAAGCGGACGTGCAGAAGAATTGTTGACGAGGTGGCGAGGCTGAATGCTTGGATGTATAATGTCATACAGAAAGAAAGTTACCTTGAAGGCTATGACCACTTCGTTGACATCTTCAGCGAGCACATGAAAGAGAAATATGATGCGCTGCGTTACTGCATGATGCAGGCTTGTAAGCCATGCTTGACAGACCCTGCCTTGTATGCTCAGTTGGAATGTACGAGAATTGTTGCAGAGTTGGCAGATGCCTGCCGCAAAGGAGACATAGAGAAATACAGAGATTACTCATACATCAAAGGTATCTACGCTTACAATACCGAGACGCTTATACCTCTCCTTTGTTCGCTTGAAGAATTGATAAAAAAGCGGATATTCATTCGCGGAAGCAAGGACGTTAATCTCAACAAGGATGAATATGTGTGCAGGTGCGTAAACGCTGTGACTGACAGATTCCGCGATGGTAAAGGTTTGGTAAAATTATTGGAAGAAAAATGGTAAGATTATGAGTGAATCAAGAATAGTTGTCAGAATGGGTGTAGATGACATAATGGATTGTTTGTCTGAATCAGCAGGGATGCAATTCGCGTATGAATGTTACAATTATCTTGGCGTATCACAGCAGCAAAAGTTTATCGAAAAGCTTGGCGCGGAAGAGGTTGTTGGATATCTTGACGAAGAGATTGTTGAATATCTTGACGATAAGGCTATGATTGAAGAGTTGAAAGGGCGAGGTTATAAAATCACACAAAATGGAGGCGAGGATATTTAAAGAAAATGGCGATTATGTTAGAATATAACTTGTAAGACGACTATGGAATACAAAGAAATACGAACACTGCTGAACATTGTTTCAGCAGTGGTTACAAATAGCCATATCGAGCATTGTAGTGCTTTTGGCAATTTATATACCTCAACCGTTTACAATATTAGAGCTTCCGATATAGCAACAATGAGGAAATGGATTGCAAATTGGAGGCAGACAATAGATAGATGCAACAAAACCGACTAAAACTAAATAATTCTACGTAGGGGAGGTATTCACTGCAACACCAAGAAGTGGTGCATATACCTCCCCTACACAATTGACTAAAATCATGACAGAAGAAAGACTTAAAATGAAAACAAGATAAACGAAGAAATGAAATATCTCGCCGAGGTGATTAAAAAGAAAGAAGAAGGCGATTCGTTTGACATTAGGCTAAAAAGTCTACGTACAATAGACATTTTTAGCGTTTATTCCTATTTGTCTGAATCTCAGCGAAGCGAGATAGAAACTTTAATTGAGAAGCGTTTAAGAGAAAATTTCGATAATTACAAAAAGGAATTTGAGAATCTATGAAACATTTAATATCCCTAAAGACAAATCAAGGCATCGCCTCAGTTGAAGACTATCAGAATGGCCGCATTGACAGAGGCGATGTAATCGGCGTCATCCTCCAAACGGAGGTGATAGGTGTGATTATTTCTCTTGACCAGTGGAACGAAATCTGGTGCAGCGAGGAAAACTGCAAAGTATTTAATAAGACGTGTAGCGAAGCAGAAGCTTTGCAGACATTGAGCGGTCTGGAACTCACTCGCAATATCGTTAAGCAGAACGAGGAAGACGGGGAAGAGATGACTGCTGCTATGCGTTGCTGGCAGTACAAAAAAGGCAGTATTCAGTGGTATCTTCCAAGCCTGTATGAGCTGGGTACAATCGTTGCTTATCGTGATGAATTGAACAAGGTACTAAAAATGCTTGGTGCAAACCTTTTACGTAAATCCTATTGTGCCTGGAGTAGTTCCGAGTCCGACCATTGGACCACTTGGGTCGCCAGTTCATGTGCTGGTTACTTTTACAGCAAAGCCAAGTTCGACAACATAATAACAAGGGCCGTTGCCGCATTTAGCCCATTGCAGCATGAAAACTCATTTTCTGCCGACACGAAAATGAGCCTGTGAAGTTCAAACATAATAAAATAAACAACTATGGCAACTAATAAAGACACAGAGCAGTGCTGCACACTGCCAGAATTGAAGGAAACAGAAAAAGAAAATGTTAATGTCGCTGAGATTCTTCGCGACTACAAACCCAATGAAATAATACTATACACAACTATGTATGGCAATGCGTACCTTAAAGGATTCACGCGCGATGGTAATGGAATTATCCTCGAGAACGTTAACACAATTATAAGAGGAACTTTAGAACGCGATGTCGTGCTTGATAAATACGGAAAAATAAAGGAAGCGCAGGGCGGTGAATGTATTATGTTCCCTTCATCAGAAATGCGTGACTGGAATAAGTTTTTCAAGTATGGTGATGTCGTTATCAATCAAAAGGACGGAGCTATGTTTGTCTTTGATTGCTGGGCAAATGGCAATTTGACGGAGATGAGCATAATTGACTACTTTGACAAGCCAAGTTTGTATGGCGGAAACGAGTTTAGATTAAAACATTTGACTGTTAACACAAAAGATTATCAGAAAGCCGATGAAGAGCAGCGTGAATTCTATATTGAATCGATGGATAAATCGTACACCTTTGCTGTTAAATGCGGAAGAATAATGAGGGTCGAAAAAAAAGCTCCACACTTTAAGACTTATGATAAAGTGCTTGTTCGCAACAGAAAGCAAAGCTGGAAGATAGATTTATTCTCTCATCATGTGCAATTCGGCACCTATCGCTATAGAACGCTTGGAGGATATTACGAATATTGCATACCGTTTGATGGTAATGAGCATCTTGTAGGTAAAGAAGTCATAGACGGGTAGGAATGAAATGATAAACATTAGAGAAATAAGAATTGGCGATATTATCACCAAAGAAAATAAGTACGAAGGGTATAAATACTCTATCGTTGAAGGTATTGACAATATCAGCGGTACGATTCGTCATAGAGAGGTATATGAAGATGGAGGTAGGCAGATGGCAATATCTTCATACGAAGATATGTCGCCGTTTCCGCTATCAGTAGAATTACTGGAAGCAAACGGATGGCAGAAGTCACCCGTGAATGGAGTAAGTGTGCTCTTTGTAAATTTTGAGCCTATTACCATCGGACTTAGACCTTCTGCGGTATCTCATAACGCGTTCTGCCCGATATTGTTCCCAGATAGTTCAAAAAGAATGCACGATGCGATGTTCATGTACGAAATAGAATCCGTGCATGAACTGCAAGCGCTGCTTGATGTTTGGACGATAAGACATGCATCAGGAGTAAGAGTAAGAGTAAGAGTAAAAATCAAACCATAACCATCATGGATTAAACATCAAAGAAAACAACTAAATAATAACAGCATTAATGGAAATCAAGATTGAAAACGCAAAGGCTGCCTTGAAAACAGCCGACAAGAGCGTCAAAAAAGTACTTCTCGCTCTCTTACCCGAATTGAAAGAGACAAAGGCACAGACAGTCGCAAATCGCCCGATTACAGAACGTGTGAAGACTTTTGAGGACGCTTGCCGTGAGTTGGGAGAAGACAACCATTTTGTAGAGCAATATCATGCGATTGTGGATAACGGAAATTTTACGAGTGATTGTCACGACTTTATTGCATACTTGAAGCTCCGCATCATCGCCGCCGCCCTGAATGAGGGTTGGAAGCCTCAGTTCACAGAAGACGAGGAACGTTGGTATCCTTGGTTCACGCTATGGACGGAAGAAGAACTGTCAGAGAAGAGTGACGAGTGGAAAGCCGACCGACACCTCATATCAACAGGCGACTATTCAGGAGACTGGGCGGGCTTCACCTGTGCGCTCTCGTATAACGCCCCCTCGAATTCGAATTCGGCCGTCGGTTCTCGCCTTTGCTTTAAGAGCGAAGCTCTCGCCACGTATTGCGGCAAACAATTCATCAGCCTTTGGGCTGACTTCAACATGATTAAGAAATAATAAATCAAACCCTGACAATCATGGATATTACAGACTACAAGAATCTCTACAAAGCCGCGAGAATGTTAGATGAGGCTGTTGACAAGAACAGCAAGAAATATCGTTCTATCGCATATAAATCCAATTACTACGGATTCAATAACACAGAAGTCAACTCTAATTGCATGCACCCTTTCACCATTCAGCTAAAATCTTATCTTGAACTGAATCGTACTAATGAGCAGGGAGAACCAATCAAGGAAGAATGGTTGAGGTTTAAAGATGATTCGCTGGTGGAAGAGTTTATGGTCAAGGCGATTGACTGCCACAAGGAGGAGATTCTAAAGACCACTTCACGATTAATCAAGCAATTTTTGGAAAAGAATATTGACGAGGTTAAGAAGGAGAGAAAGCGACTGGAGAATATCGAAATGTTTATTGAGACTGGATTTCTTTAAATTAAAACTCAAAATTAGAATTATGATTACAGCAAAACAAGCAAGAGAACTAACGCGAAAGGCAGAAAAAGAAATTAATGATGCAAGAATTGATGATGCTCTTAAGGAAATAGAAAAGATGGTAGCTAAGAATGCTAAATCAAGGAGAAATTATGTCAAAACGGGAGTATCACCAGATATACATGGTGAATTATGTTCACGCCTTCGTAAATATGGATATAAGATAACCAACAAAGAACATCCTACATCTATAGAAATATCTTGGTAATGGTAAAGATAAGCACAACACATTCCAATAATACACTATTTTAGCAGAATGGAAAAGGAATCGCTATTAACCATGCTCACTCGCCATCTATTTGGCAGGAAGTACTATGCCAATATCGTTGTGTCGGCAGGCTCATTCGATTATGGCATAAGTAACTATATCTTCCGTAACAAGGAAGAAGCGTACCGCCACAAGCAAGCGCTTGAAAAAAATCGCTCTTTTGATTACGTGGAGACAATCAGCTTCCGCAGCAGGAACCAGGACTACAAAGACTATCAGCATAAATAATGAAGTTAAAGGACATTTTTCGCAAACTACGTTACGGTAGGTTATACATCATTGCAGACTCGTCAGACAACTCAATCTCGTTGTCTGACGGGTTTATCGCATACATACGCAAAGACCTCGGGCCAATCGGTAAGGTGGCAGCACGTGTGGTGCAAGACGAGAAAGGGGATTATTATATTCATTTCTCGGCAGATGAAGGCGAGGACGGAACATATCACTCAGTGTTATGCCGAAATGACTTTTACGACAGCATAGGATTTGAGTGCCTTGTTCCCACCGTGAATCGTATCTTCTATGATTACAAGATAGCAGGAGAGCATGCACAAATGGACGTGTCTGTGGTTAAGATTAATGGTAAGAAATTGTACAAGATTGACAAGAAGGTATGATGGATATTGCTATAACAGGAATGACGACCGTGCCGTCTGACTACGCTTGTCAAGATGGCCAGACGGCGTTGCTTCACAACCTCGTGCATGAATATGGTGAGGTTCGCCCGATGCACAAGCCGAAAGTAGTGATGCAGGTTCCTATAGGCTTTCGCTTCCTCTACGTGCATTCTGGCTCTGGCTATAAGCATTACATCTTCCAATCACAAGCAACAGACGAAGACGGGCAGGTCCTTGAAGGGTCTTATAATTACTACTATTGTGATGCGGCAGATGAAAGTCTAAACATGGTGGAGTTCGCGGAGATGAAAGCGGAGGTCTCTCATGTAGATGCCGTTGGCAATACACTATTGATATTCACGGAGGACAGCATTAACTACTACTTGTGGAAGAATACAGCGTACAAGTCTCTTGGCGATGCTCTTCCCGAGATAGGTATGCGGTTCGGATTACTCGGTGAGCCTATCCTATATAGTAAGGAATGTTCCGAGGCTGATGGTATGTTTGTTCACTTCGATTACGAGGTGTGGCCGAGCGACAGGAATTACATCTACAAGCGCGAGCATCTGACAGCGTACACTACCACAATGCTGGCTCCTGTATCTAAGCTCATCAACGAGCATGTAACAGGTAAAGGAAAATTCTGTTTCCCTTTCTTCGTGAGATATGCTCTTCGTCTGTATGATGGGACATTGGTACATCATTCTGCACCGATATTAATGATGCCTTCCACCTATCATGCTATTATGCCGTTTTTGCGACAATCAAGCTATAGCGGCAGTAAGTTGACAGATTGCAGAGTTGATGTCTTTGCGGTTCGTGCTGCACTCACCTTCCTCATGGAGGACAATATCACCAAGGCATTCAAGGAGAAGTGGGGAGACATCGTTAAGAGCGTGGATATATTTGTCAGCGCTCCTCTTTACACCTATGATGCTGGCGGCATTGTAGATACAATTAAGTTCACGAAAATCGGAGGAAGCGATTACGACAAAGGAGATTATGTTGGCAGGCTGAGTGCAAACGCTCTCATGTGGGGGCGGCCTTCAAGCGTTTCGCACATCCAGGGAGAAGACTACACAAAATACCACAGTGCGTTTAACTTCAGAGACCTGTTTAATGCGTATTGCTGGCCTGCATTCATTGCCAATGATGCTGGCAAGTATAATGAGGTTGACACCATCGAACTTCCTGCCGTGACAGACGAAGATATGCGCAAGAAGCTGACTGATTGCTCTTCATTCTATTTGCTAAAGAGTATTTCGCTGAATGAACTCATCAACGCCAGCGAGCAGAGCGAAGCTGTAACCATTAAGGTGAAGGATGACTATCTGCAATCTCTTGTCAATCGTGAAGTGATGACAGATGACTATCTAACGCACGAGAAGATTGCGGCGGAGAGGTCTTACGTGTACAATTCTCGACTTAATCTCGCTGGCGTCACGAGGCAGTTGTATGACGGATACCCTATAAGGCAGGCCTTCTGCCGATATGATGGAAGAGTGCCCGTTACCTATGTAGGGACTGAGGGCGGTATTAAATTCGGTGAGTTGCCAATTACCGAACTAACGGGGGCAAACGCATTCACCATCAGCGTAGAGGAAGGAAGGGAGATAAAATTATACAAAGAGGGAAAATGCAATATATACAACAGTATTTACAATCGTGTACCCACCCTACTCTTCTGCCCTTACACATCGGCAAAAAATGCTATTTGGTTGAGTACAACAGACGGAATACTGAAACCATTCATGAGCCTGGAGATGAAGATGCACGACTTCCTTAATCTCTCTTACGCTTCATTATATTTCGACCCTTTTAATCTTCCGTCTACGTCAGACCTTCCGCAGGACCCGGGGAATGAAGACAAGAAAGTAAAAGCGAGTTCTTCAATCTATACCTCAGCCGTCAATAATCCATTTTACTTTCCCTCTATCGGCGTTAATGATGTCGGTATTGGTGAGGTGGTCGGCATGGCCGCTGCTGTCGCCGCCATGTCGCAAGGACAATTCGGTGAGTTCCCGTTGTACGCATTCACATCAAATGGTATATGGGCGCTTTCTGTTGGCAAAGACGGAAGCTATCAGACGGCAACACCTGTTACGCGAGATGTGTGCAGCAATCCAGATGCGATAATATCTCTTGACAGAAGTGTGATTTTCCCGACGAAGAGAGGCATTATGATGATAAGCGGCTCGCAATCTACCTGTATAACAGAGGTGCTGCACGATAATCCTGCTTCACTACTTAGTCATGATGTTGTCAAAAAAATGTCACGAGCAGAAGGGGTAGAACCTACTACTGAGATTCCAGATTCTGGCTTCCTGTCATACCTTGACAATGCAGGCATGGTATATGACTACACGCGGCAGCGAGTTATCGTATTCAATCAAGATAAGATGTATGCGTATGTGCTATCACTGACAAGTAAGATGTGGTCAACAATCAGGAGCGAGTATAAGTATTCTGTCAATAGCTATCCTGATGGACTTGCAATAACGCAAGAAGGTATAGAAGCGCAGCTTGTGAATGTCTGTGAGGACGGAGAAGCACAAGGAGGCTTAATCGTAACAAGGCCGATGAAGTTGAACAACGCACATGCGCTTGGAACCATCACCGACATTATGATACGAGGGAATCACAACAATGCACATGCCTCGGTAGCCTTGCTTGGAACGCGAGACTATACTAACTACCTGTATGTTGGCTCTGGAACCAGGGGGAGAATCGCAAGGCTGCACGGAAGTCCTTACAAGGCGTTTGTCGCGGTCGTCATGGCGAACCTGGAAGACGGAGAGACTATTGACGGCATGAGTGTAGAATATCAGATGAGACAGGCTAACAGAATGAGATAAAACAAGGATCGCCACATTATAACGTGACGAGCCTTGTTTTTCGGTTATAATTCGCTATAATTCGCTATAATTCGGTTATAATCACGAAGTATAAGGACGGATTTAATATGCTGGTAATTTGCTGAAAGCGGTATATTATTTTTAATGGTATTCAGAATCAGCGCCTTATGAATGAAATTAATTTGCTTGGCAACTATAACCTAAGATGTTCTTCAAGATATTCACCGACCTTCATATTTCCTTCTTCGGCCTTCTCCTTTAGCTTGGCAAGGAATCCAGGTGTTACGTTTGCCCGCAATGTAACCTTGTTTGTTCTTGGGCGGCCGCTATTTTCGCGGCGGCCGCCCCAGCCTGATTGCTTGTTTGTCATTGTTCCTTAGAGAATAATTCCTAACCAATTATTTTCTCAGCGACGAGAAAACAAAATGTCTATCTCTGTAAACATCAATTACGTATGCGTAGTCAGAAGAGCCTGGGTCTGTGTAAAACTCCCTTATACGAAACTCATACACGAATACTTCACTACCCTCTTGAATGTCGCACTGAACACTGAAGGATTCACCTTCAACTGCTGGATATTCTTCATCAGCAAAGGTATATTCGTTAATATCCTGCTTGGATGTGGCAACATGCCAGTCGGCTTCTTCCAATCTACTTACAAGTTCGTCGTATGCTTCGCGAACGGAAGCGAAATTGGAGGATGAAAAACTTCTCTTAATATTGTCAATTAACATAGTAAGGACTTCACCGTGATGTCGAGGGCTGTGAGAATTATTATTACAAGTGCAAAGGTAAATATATATCTTGAAATCGCAGCATAAAAATCAAGATAATTTTTATTTGGGTGCATTTTTAACCTTTGTTGTTATTTAATATTGGGGCAATATTGTAGGTTAATTATCTGATAGAGAGATATTTAATAAGCGAAAATAAATAAAACAGTTAAGCAACAAAAATTCCCGCAATTTCTTGTTGCGGGAATGGTTGAATGGTTCAAGAGATGAGAACAATCGGTCACATTGTAGCTGTGATAGGTCGTTCACAATCATACATAGATAGGAGAGCGACGATGTTGTTAAGAGCGTCTTCTTCTCGCTGCTTGTATAATTCAGATGAATGTGTGGCATCTGCAACAACAGAGATATAGCGGCAGATTGCAGATGACACAAGATAATCATGAAGCAACGAGGTCAGGCGCTCAGCGAGGAAGCGTGCATGCTCATAGTTGATGAGTATGGTATAGTCGTAGCTCTCGCGATAGTCGTTATAATCATCCGTCATTGTAATTATCTCTTCTCGTGGAGAAGGAGGCGCAAACTGAGAAAGTTGCAGCATGGAATGCGAGTAGGCATTGTCAAGTTCGCGGATAACAATGTCTATATTCCCATCTTCTGCAATATCCTTCATGCGGTGCTTCACGTGCTGATTATCCTGCAACCGCGATGCAACAGCTTCAGCGGAAAGGAATCCTGCTTGAGCGATGTCATAGAGAAGATTCTCCATCTTCAGTCTTATTGTCACTCTCGTTGTGCGTGGTGTTCTACAGCTATTCATATCTCACTTCGTTGTTGGTTTTTGGTTCTTTGTTCTTCGGTGCATGTGCGCGGCGAGGCTGAATCCGCGCGAAGGATGCAGCGTATAATTGTTGTAACGCCTCTGCCGCCATCTGTTTGTAATTCCCTGCCTCTGCTGGGTCTGTCTGCAATAGCCATTCAGACAGGGCGTAGTTCACAATATAGGAATGAGTAGAGGTGGCGAGTGAATCAGCTTGGCCATTCGCGTAATTGGAAGGAACGCGGAGAACGAAGGTGATTACATTATCTTCTTCCTGCTCGGTCACTCCGCTACCCCATGTCATTGTTATCGCTTTATCGCCTGCGACGGCCTTGCGTGTTGCTGATAATAATATATTATCTGCCGTCGTCACACCTTCTACAATGTATTCAGCAAGAGCAATCCTCACATCCTTCATTGCTGTTTGCACGGAGCGCAATATCCGCTCTTCATCTATATCCTGAATGTCTTCCGCGTGAGGAATCTGCTGCGTTCCCTTGCGCGAACGGCCGATTTGCCACGATGTCTTTGCAATTTCGTGGAGCAACTCGGTCAAGTATATATGAATTGTCAGTGTCTTGTTCATATTATAACCAATTAATCTTGTCAATATTCCTTACCTTCTGTGGCTCTTTGCGGATTGGCGCTGAGCGGTGGCCTGCGAGAGATTCCCTTAACAGGGTCAAATAGACGTTAGCCTGCTGAGATATTACTTGCATAATATTCGCTGGTGCCGCATTCTTCTCCGCGTACAAGGACATGATAGTCCATGCGGCGACGTTCTTATATGTCTGCTGTAGTGGTGCCTGTTCAATGGCGTAACGTGGCGGCATTGAGAGTGTGAGTGTGATGCTTCCCTCCCCTTCACTGAGAGAGGTCATGTAACGCTCGCTTGCCGTTGTGATTACAGACCACACGTTCGTCCAATCAATTTCAGCAAAATGGCGAGTAAACTCGTCAATCCCGAGTAGCTGAGGTTGTTGCTGTTGTTGTAGCTGTCTGTTAAGAAGCGCTACGGAACGCGAAACAATATCTATAACGTCCTCCTTCTTGATTACTATATTCATTTCTCCTCCTTTTTTTTATATAAAGACCATTGCATGAAGCGCTTGCGTCCCTTTTCCACGAGTAACGGGTGCATCTCATTACCAGCCTTGTCTCGCGTGTGATAGAAGCAATTCTTCACGCAATCCTGCATCTTCATTGATTCTTTGACGTAGTGTTTGCGCTTTAGCTGTCTGAACTGAGAGCGGTCGAAGATAATCACCTTGCCTCTAACAGTTGAAGGCATCACATAATAGCGGTTGCCGTTGTCCTTGGCTGATGCCGATTCCGCCATTCTGACGGCCTTACTATAGACCATCTTTGCTTTTAATCTTTTAATTAATCTAATCATATTCAATAATTTAACGTTTTTCGTTGTCAATATTTTTACCTGGTATCTCGTGTTGGAAGACTTCTTCAACATACCTTGTCTTGTCAACTATCTTTGGAAGCGGCATCTTAGAGAAGCAGATGTGCATACCAATCGCTCTTGTCATAAGCAGGTCATCGTGGCAGCCGAGAATGGCACCAAATGCGCCATTTGGTTTGCGCTCATAGCTAATCATCTCGTCGAGGCACCTGCCGTCTCGTTCAACATAGAGCTTTTCTCTCACCGCTCGCTGCAATGCACTGACGACAATTGGCTTGGTCGCCGTATTGGTGTGGAACCCATATTTTCGCGGCGCACCCTGCAATATTTCTTCTTCTGATTGGTCACGTGCATATAGATTAGGATAATAATCCTTGATGCGGTTGAGAATATAACCAGATTGGTCGCCGTCAACCATTCGCTCCCTGTCATGCGTCTCTAACGTGTTGGATTCTATCACCAGTTCTGCATTGTCGTAATATCTGCTTATCTGTGCTGCCTTCCATGCGAGAATGTCCATGTCTATGTGTCCGTACCACTGGGCCACAACCTCGGGTTTTCCACCCCACTGCATGGCGAACCTATCGAAGACAACAATAACCGACCAGTCTGCCTTGGAAGAACGACCACCGATGTCTACAACAGTCAAATATCTGTCAGTAACCACCGTGTTATCCGTGAATATCTCTGGATATTCCCATATTGACAAACCACCCTTCTTCTCTTCGCTGAAACGAACGTTAGATAATGCTCTCATGCCTTCATTAGCGTCAGCCACGATGTCACCGACAGCACGAGGATCCTTGCATGTGTGACGCAATTCTTCTACTTGATGGCGGTCGAAGACGATTTCGCCGCTGAAGCTGAAGGCTTCAATGTAATCAGAGGGGTACTCTGAGGCCATACGGGCATGGTCTGAATATTTTCGGCGCTCAGCTATGTACCAGTTTATGGCCTCCAATGTCGCACCCTTCTGCCATAGCCAGTAGATGTATTGGCCACATTCCTCACGTTCAGAAGATGCTTCTGTGTCGTTCCTATGCTCATACATTGAACGCGCGAAGCTCTCTCTTTCCTTATCGTCTGAGAATGGCAGAACATAAAGGTCGATGTCATACCAGCATATAACGATAGCTTCAAATTGCGATTTCCCCTCAAAGGCCGCAAGGAACTCGCGGTGGAAGAAGTTTCCTACACCCTTAGCGGTTGATTCATACACTATCATTGTGCGATGCTTATAGAGGACACCAGAGCAGGCAGACTGCACAATGTCTTCTGGGCTTTTCCCATCTGTTGTCTTCCATAGACCAACCTCTGAGAGGTGAATAAGGTTGTAGTCACCACCACGGCAGGAATCAGGACGCTCAGCGGTTCCGACCTTAATCTTACAATCTCGCTGAGGAACACGTTTAATGGCTCCGCTGTGGCCGACATTGACAAATGTAGATTCATTCGCCTTGTATTGCTCTCCAAGCTTATGTAATATCCATGAAGGCAGCTGCGTTACTGCCTTGTTGAACATATCAAGGATTTCATCCGATGCGATAGACTGATGAGCGATAATGAGCGAGTTAAGGCCGTATTCCTGCGTTATCTGCATCCATAGCATGAACAACTGAATGAGTGTTGAACCGCCAAGCTGACGAGCCTTTAAAAGAATAATACGTATTGGCTTCTTGGCTTCATATAGCTCCATGAAGCGATTGACCAATCTGCGTTGTGGGCGTGTCAAGCGAAAGAGGATGTCACGGCCTCCACCTTTCGCCTTAATATACAGGAACAAGGCCGCGAAAAAGGGGAAATCATAGCGGATTCGGTATCGAATGAATTGCTGCACAACCGTGTCACGTGCCTCTTCCGTGTTTTCCTCCTCCATCACCTCATAGAGGAAGTTCTCTATACTGCCATGCTTGACCAGTTGCTTGACGAACGGTATCTTCAGCATCCTTTTAGGAACCAACTGCACAGGAATCGGGAAGTCATCTATTTCAATTTTCTCGCGCTCGCCAAAATAGCCTTCCCCTGTTATCGGGTTAGGCTCATAATGGTAGCGCTTCATGCGCTCGTCGTCCTCTGCTATTATCCGCTCTATATCTTTCTCCATCTCCACCATTGTTTTTCAGTTATTAATAGTGAGCAGACGAAGCCAACCGCATAACAATAAAGGTGCAGTAGAGTATTCACACACGAAAATAATGCCGTCAGCGAACAATATAAGGCCACATGAGCGGCAATCACCCACCCTCTTGTTACTATCATCGAATATAGGCCAAGTGCTGCGAAGATAACCCCAGAAAAACCAAGCGTCCCTTCAATAAGGCTGGAAGGTGCCGTTACAGCGATGATGTAAGATGCCAGCAGATACCAACGCGACATGCGGTAATAGAACGCCAATTGAAGAATGCAAAATATATTTAAAACCGCATGAATCAAGTTGGCGTGAAAAAGGGGGTAAAATAGGCGATTTAAGGCCATATTCCGAGAAATATACACGGAATCTTGGCTGATGAACGATAACACGAAAAGCGCCAACGAGACCGCCAACAAGATATTTATGTCAAGATTGCTATTTTTCATCCTTATGCTTATAATATATTGCCTTTGCTGATGCCGATGTGAGAAAAAACGAGGATGCAGGCGTGTATATTATCTTGCGGACAATATTACACACGCCTGCATCCTCGTGCTTTCTCTTGCATTCGATGAACCGCCAGAAAAGCTCGTAGAACATTTTACGCTTCGTCTGCCTCATGTAAGACAGGTCGTCACCACGAAGCATCCGACGCATCACATAGATTGCGCGGTCTTCGCTTACCCAGTAGCGAGACGATGGCTGCTTGACGGCCTCTGCGAAGATGTCAAGGACATTGATATGCTTCACTTTTTTCATTGTCTCCCGACAGGCATGTATAACCTCTCTCGCTCTCTCGCCCTCGTATTCTATCGTACTAAACTTTTTCTTCATGCGGTAAAATGTTTTGACAATGCAAAGATAATAAATTACCGTTATAAAGATAAGCGAATTTGGCAGTTAACTATAATTACTTTTGCTTAAAAGCATAATTCAAAGCACTTAAACAAGTAATTATATGGCAGATAAACAAGTTAGTACGGGTGATGGCAACGTGAAGATTCCATCGGCAGGAGAGGCCACGCCTACACCAAGCAAGCGTGACGCATTCAAGAAGCGACTTTCTGAGAAATATCCCGACAAAAACTTTGATGATGAAGAGGCTATGTTCGGCCAGATTTCTGACGACTACGACAGTACGGAGAGCGAATTGAACCGCTACCGCGAAGACGAAAGAAAGTTGACGGATATGTTCAACGCTGACGAACGCAACGCAGCACTGTTTGCCGACTTCGCCAATGGTGGCGACCCTCGCCTCACGCTCATCAAATTGTATGGAAAGGATGTCGGCGATATGGCCAACGACCCAGAGAAGCAGGAAGAGGTGGCAGCGGCGAACAGAGAATATGTTGAACGTGTCGCCAAGGAAAAGAGCCTTGAAGAGGAATATAAGAAGAACCTTGACGATTCCTTGCAGGCCGCAGACGAATGGCAAAAGAAAAACAATTTGACAGACGAACAAGTAGATGAAGCCTTTCAGTTTATCGTTCAGATTGCATCAGATGCTATCGTAGGTAAGTTCACAGAAGAAAGCCTTGACCTCGCCCGTAAATCCATCACGCACGACATGGATGTGCAAGAAGCAGGAAACGCGGGGGAAATCAGAGGTCGCAACGCGAAAATAGACATGAAGTTGAAAAAAAGTAAGAATAGCGATGGTGTTCCTTCACTCGGAGGAAAGAGCCGTGGCGCGTCTAAAAGTCAGAGCAGCCCTGACCTTGGCGCACTGGATGCTATCGCCAGTCGCGGAAGCATTTGGGATTCTGACGAAAAACGAACAAAATTCAAATAAACCAAATACAATTATTAATCACATGAAACAGACTATCAGTTTTAAAGGAGCAATGAAGTTTGTTGGCTTCCTGCTTCTTAGTGTATTATGCTTTGTCTTGGGTGCAGGCGGTAATGTCATGATGGCTGCCGCCGCCGATTTGCCCGACGCAGGTAAGACCGACAGCGGCACGGCAAGCCCAGAAAAGCCTATGGATGTTGAAGGTGCCGCCACCATGCAGCACGGACGAGAGAACGGAGACCCCGATTTCTACGTTAAGGACATTGACCAGAAGATTTGCAAGATTCGTCCTATGGCAACGCCGATTGACCAAATCAGCCGACAGGCAAGCGCCCAACAGACGGATTCATTTGTTGTCAAGTACTACAGCGTAGGAACACGTCCAACTAAGACCCTTCTTAAAGAAGCGGTAGTTAAGCAGACTGGCGGCGACCGCGTATCACTCAAGGTTGAAGACCCAAATATCTTCACTATTGATGATACTATTCGCGTTTGCGGTGTTCCTGCTGTCACCAAGGAGAATGGTTCCGCCTATGATGCCAAGAAGGAAGTGGTGCCCGACCTCGTCCTTTGCGTATGCGGAAAGGACAGCGAAGGTTATCCGCAGGTGTTTGCCGTTAATGGTGAGGTTTCAACCGAGACGAGCAACAACATTTGGCTTCCTGCCATCAACGCAAAGACCGTTCTTGTACGTATGGGGAAGTCATGCGGAGAATTGGATGTACAGACTGGCCGATTCAATAATCTGCCGACCGCAGAAGAGCAGTACTGCCAGAACTACATGATTCAGGTGGAACAGTCTACGATTGACAAGATGAGCGATAAGGAAGTTGACTGGAATTTCACCGACCTCGAAGAAGACGCTATCTACGATATGCGCGTGACCCAGGAGATGAGTATTCTTTTCGGCGACAAGAACGTTATTAAGCATGCCTCAAAGGATGGTATGGCTCGTTACTTCACCAAGGGTATTTGGTGGATGGGTTGCCCCAAATATACCATTGGCCATTGGGACGAAAAGGAAAACGCTTGCGTTATTAGCGATGACGACTTGGTTGACTTCTCACGCGACATCTTTGTAGGTACAGGATTGAGTAACGGCCGCAAGATTATGTTCTGTGGCTCCGACCTCCTTGCTACCCTGTCAAAGGTTAAGTCAGAGAAATTCCGCCTGAAGGATTCTGTTGAGAAATGGAACTTGAAGTTTAAATCATGGGAAACCGATTTCGGCGAAATCCTCACCATTCACCACGAGTTGTTTAATCAGTGCGAGATGAAGGATTGCGGCTTTGTGCTTGACCCCGAATACCTAACAAAGAAAACCTTCCTTTCGTTCAAGCGCAACGTCCTTGATTTGAAGAAGGCAGGAATCCGCAACACGGATGCAGCGGTTTTGCAGGAAATCTCCTGCTTGTACCTACGCTACCCGAAGGCACATGCACGCGTGCAGCTTGCACATAAGTAAACTTTCCGCGCCATAAGAAATAGGCTGCTTCTTATGGCGCGTTTTTAATTTTTAATGATATGAAAAAATATATTGCTCCCTGTACTATATCTCTTGACCTCACTTTTGAGGATGGAACACACAGACATGTGAACTTCGATACCTGCACAGGGCTTGGAAGTTACTTCGTCACCAATGACCCAGAAGAAATTTGGGCCTTGGAGCACCACTACCTGTATGACAAGGAGTTTTTCTTGAATCGTGTGACGGAGGATGAGAAACCGAAAGAAATACAAGAGGAAACAAAAAGCGAAGAACCCGAGGTTGTTCAAGTTGACACGATGAGCGAAGCTAAGGAATTTCTTAACGAGCGCTTCGGCGTTCCGCGTTCAAGTATGAAAACCCTTCCACAGGTATTGTCTACTGCCTACGAGCATAAGGTAATCTTTAAAGGTTTGACGGAAGACAAGGAAAAGGACAACAACGACAAACAGTAAGATATGGAGACCTGCAACATTGACGATTTGGTGAAAGAGGTACGAGTGGCGCTAGACCAGAATATGGACGGCAAGGCTCTTTCCATGCTTGGAGACACCGATACGCTGACACTTGACGAGATTATACGCTCCACAATGGTTGACGCTGCAACGGCTATTGAAGAAGGTGCGCCATTGGAGATGTTGGAAGGGTGCGATGATGCCGTCAAGGAGGGAGAAGACTACATCGTATCATGGGGAAAGGAGAAGAAAGGTAGCGCCATACAAGCAGGAAGCGTTGCCCTGCCGAGTGATTTCCTTCGCCTTGTATCGTTTAAGATGAACGACTGGGATTACGCCGTGTCAATGCCTACCGCACAGGAGACTCCTGCTTATGAACGTCTTCAAGACCAATATAGCGGCATTGGTGCGACACCAAGACACCCAGCAATTGCCATAGATGTACCAAACAACGTATTGGAGTTTTATTGCAGCGCAAAGAATGCCAAGGTCGCATCATTCAAGTATGTGCAAAAGCCAGTGGCGAAAGAAGGCAAAATTACTATATGCCCAAAGTTGAGACGCGCCATTGTGTACGCAAATGCAGCAATGTCCGCTGCCGTATTCTCTTCCGTAGACCAAATGCAGGTAATGACGGCATTGGCATACAGACATGCCCATATTCAACCATCAGAAAAACAATAGACAATGACAAGAGAAGCGTGGGGAAATATCGAAGAACAACCGTTTAGGGTTGATGTCGGCACGTCTTTCAATGTGGCCATGTCTGCCTCTGTTCCTGCACATGTATTGTGCTTCACAACAGACGGCCGTATTGTACTGAATGAAACCGTATTTGGCGGTGCCAGTGTTATCTACATCAATGGCAAGAAATATATCAGCGACATCACTTCTGGCAGTGTAACCCTCCCGATGGCAGAGAGGGGTATAGACGGCCTTATGTATGGTGCCGACAAGGTAAAGCTTGACAGCATTTTAGAAGGCGCAGAGCCTAACGTCGTTACTGCCGTTGCGTCAGACGCGCAGAGTGTTACCATAACAGACAAGGAGGAAACCCAACATATAGCCGCCGCCCGTCAGTGGGCAGACGCGACAGATACAGAGATTGCCCAAATCAAGGACAATGCTACAGCTATCGGTAATCTTGTCAACGCCAACTACCTTGAATTAAAAGGAAATGTTGACAATCTTGACAACCGCATAACATCCGAGAAAGCCTACCTTGAAAAGAAAATAGACGACAATGCCGCAAAGGTGTCGTCTATAAGAATGGAGATTTACGACGACATCAACGAGCTAAGAAAGCGCCAAGACAAAACGGAGGATGATTTCAATCTGCTGGATATGCAGGTCGGCAACCTTCAAAGCGATAGCGCCAAGTTGAAGAAACGTGTTGATGCTAACGAGTTAGCCATTTACGAGGACAGCATAAAATTCAATAAGATAGAAGAAGATTTTACGGGTATTAATATCGTGTTGGAGAAGCTTCAGTCGCAAGTGGATGAATTGCGCAAGCAAATCGGACAGGGCGGCGGTGGCGTTTCTTCAGCCGACATTGAGATGCTAAAATCTCTTCTCACCCTCAATCAAACAGACGAATAAACTCATGAGTTAAAAACAAAATAAAAAAACATGGCAAAATTTATCAAGTTTAGAGAAAAAGCCTCTGTGGCGGCTTCAAAGGCTGACACAGAAGGCGCAGAAGGCCGCGTTGACGTGGTCAAGAGCGAAAATGCGCTCGTGTATGAAGCCTCTGCCGTTATCCGTGGAATCTCGGACACGCAGGCAGAGTATGTGAACCGAAAGGTTAAGGAGGAAAATGACGCTAAGGCAAAGATTTCGTTCAGCGTTTCACCTTCCGCGACTTTTGTTAAGGGTACATCAACGGCATTTACACTGACCGTCACCTGTACATTTGCAGGTGCAAATGTTGACGCTGATGCGCTGCCAACGATGACAGCAGGAGGCGCATCTGTCACCGTTACGAAGAAGTCTACTGGCGTTTATTCTGGCACTGTAAATGCAAGTTCGACTACCCTCTTTGATGTACATGCTACCGTTAAGGGCGTTGCAAGAACTGCATCAAAGACGGTTTATGCCTACAATCAAATCTTGTTTGGTGTCAGCTCCTACGAGACAGCACCTGTCAGCGATGCGGCTGAGATGGCCAAGTTCCTTGCTCAGGTCAACGGCACGAAATTGCAGAGCAATTCAAACGGTACGTATAAATTCTCCTTCACGGCAGAAAAGCCTTACGGTTATGTTCTGATTCCGTCTGATGTTACTGTTTCGCCGAACTTGGCAAATAACCTCGCTGGTAGAGAAGGCCCGTTGCCAGTCAACTTTGTTAAGCAGACTGACGCAACAGGTTCTGGTATCACTTATAGAGTGTATCGTATGGCATCAAAGATGGGTGTAAGCGTCCATAATGTTGAACTTTATTAATCCTAAAGAGAAATGGCTAAAAAATACGGAGTAGCATCAGACTACATCAAATATACATCTCGTATTAAATCAGATACGAGTGACGGTGTTGCAGTTGAAGCCTCACAGGTCGTTGACCTTGAAGAGGATAAATTGCAGAGCGACATCAATAAAGAGTTGAAGGCATCTATCGCCTCTGCAAGCGGAAACACCTACTCAAAGAGTGAAATTGACAGCAAGGACACTGCCACGCTGACCTCAGCGAAGAGCTATGCTGACACCAAGAAGACAGAGGCTGTCAGTGCTGCCGCTACAGATGCAGCCACGAAGGCTAACGCTGCCCTTGCTTCTGCCAAGAGCTACGCAGACCAGAAGGTTTCTGCCCTTGGAAGCGTGTACACAACTAAAGGTTCATGCACTGCCGCTCAGTTGAAGGCTCTTACTTCTGCAAAGGCTGGCGATGTGTGGAATATTACCGATGCCATAAGCATTGACGGCAAGGCTTATCCTGCTGGCGTGAACGTGGTATGTGTTACTGCTTTCAGTGCTGCCATTGACCCTGCTACTACCAAGAACTGGGACGCTTTGCAGGGCTTGCAGGATTTGACGAGCTATGCCAAGAAGAGCGAAATTGAAGACACCGCCGTTGCTAATGTGAAATTCGCACAGGAGGAAGTTGGGCAGGAAAATGGCGTATCATTCAAGAAGACCATTACCTTTGTCAACGGACGAGAGGCGACTACGGAAAGTGACCTTGGTATTCTTCCTGCCACCTCTACCACGGCTGGTGTTATGTCTGCTGCTGATAAGGTGAAACTTGATGCGGTGGATGGAAAGATTGGAGATGTGGAAGTTGGTATTAACAGTGGTAGCTTTTATATAGTCAACCCAAAACATTTAGCAACTTTTGGTACTTCAACCATCGGCGTGAGAACTAACATTGGTAATGATGTTAACATCTTCGATAGTGTTAGTATCGGTGAAAGTGCACATATCGAAGACAATGTCAATATCGGCACTTCAGTAGAAATCAAAAAAAATGTTTCCATTGGCGAAGGTGTTAGTATCGGTATTGGCGAGGGCTTAGATGGAGGAGTCGTTACCATTGAAAAAGGTTTTGATTCTTTTGGCGGTGTATCACTCGGTACTCTTGTTGGAACTAATTTGCAGGAACTTAACAACCAAATTGGTGCGAAAGTCGCAATTGGCACTGGAGTTCATATAGCTTCCAATATAGGGCTTGCGATGACTGATAATTACACTTTGATGTGGGGATGTGATGGCGGTGGACAATATTATACCAGAATCGCCGCCACCACCGATGATATCTCTGGCTTAACATCCCAAATCTCCGCTTTGGCAACTCGTGTCTCCGCGCTGGAAGACCTTTTGAAACTGGCATAGCCAAGAACTAACATTTAGACAGGATGTACAGATGTGCATCCTGTCTAATCCTCTCATACAAGAAATATGAACAGAAAAATGTACAGATGTGCCATTGTTATCACGGCATACAATGTTGAAAGATATATCGAACAGAGCGTTGCAAGCGCCTTGAATCAGACAGAGAAGTGTGAGGTTATTGTCGTTGAAGATAAGTCAACAGACGGCACGCTTGACATCCTCAGAAGAATCAAGGGAATCACTCTCTTGGAGAATGAAGAGAATGTTGGCGCTGGTCTGTCGCGCAGACGAGGCATTGACTATGCAAGTGCAGATTATGTAATGACGCTTGATGGCGATGATTACATAGACCTTGATTTTGTCAAGAGACTGCTTGCAACAGCCGATACCACGGGTGCGGATATTGTCAGCGGCGGCGTGAAAATCCTTAAAGAGGATGGCTCATGGGATGCCACGTCCTACGGAAATTGCGTTACGGAAGGCCGTGACAAGGTTGCCAAGTTTTGGGGCGAGCGCATCGTGTTCATGAATAACAAGATTATCCGCAAGGAACTCTGCGACAAAGTCCCATATAGCGATAGGCGCTATATCGAGGACACGCCGACAATTATTCCGATGATGTTCTTCGCCAACAAGGTTGCGTATGCTGACACAATCGGTTATGTCTACCGAATGCGCAGCGATTCACTGACGCACACGACTAATATTTTAAAAGACGTAGTGTTTAAGGGTCTTTGCTGGATTGATTTGTACGAGTTCTTCAATACGCATGACCAAGGCATGTTTGAGGCTGTCAACGTGAAAGGATTTATCGTCAACATCATTGGTACGCTGAATAAGATTCACGTCACGCCAGAGATGGTTGCTCCTTTTGAAAGGGAATGGCATGAGTTTACGATGCGCCTTCTGAATGTTATCGAGATTACGAATATTAATCTTGTCGGAGGGGAGAATAAGAAATAAGTAAAAAACTAATTATTAACTAAGTGTGGTTAAACGGCCTTCGGGCCAAACATTCTTTGGCAATGTGCAGATGTTGTCATTTCACATTGTCAGAGAATGTTGTTATTTTATATGGTTATGGCAACAGTTGATTGGAAGAAGCTTGAAGGTCGCATATTTAGATTTGACGTGAACACTTCGACAGAGGACGCGTTGAAGGCTACGAATCCAGCGATTATTCATTTCACGACAGAGGGAGACATCGTGATGAATGGGGAGAAATTTTGCAGCCCGAAGAAGAAGGATTTGAAGGTAGTGAAGTTGTACACATCGTATGAGTACGCTAAATATGATGCAGTGCTGTCGCAAATAAATGGAGAAGAACTTCAATATCTGGATTATCCAGAAGCCGCTGCAGATGAAACTATCTATAAGTCAAACATGATAGTCGCCTCCTTGATAAACGGAAAGCCTTTTTATTGGTTTACAGATGCTTATGATGCAGGTGGGCCGAGCAAAAGAATTGCATCAGAAAGAATTATAGGCGTAGACGAAAAGACTTTCAATGCAGGATTTGATAGTTTGGCAAATGATATTGTATTTGTATTTGATTATGATTCAATAGAAATGAAACACTTTACAGGCGGAGGTGGTTCTGGCTATGAGAACCTAACTCCCATCGTATTTTTTTTCATGGGCGCTTTAGCTCTTAAATCAGTGCTTTATGAAGAGACAGGGGGCATTGCGTTCGAGGCGGCTACTTACGAAGAATTGGAGAAAGTTTACAGCAGTGCATCTCTCCTTCCACTCGTTACTGGCAGAATTAATACTACAGCATCCCAAGAAGCAGCAGGTCTTGTAAAAATCGGGAAGGGTTTTACTACTCATTGTGATAATAGTGATAAAGGCGACTACATTGACGATGAAAGCGTTGGCCTACTTGAACTACTTCCTGCCAAAGCTGATACCCTTGGCGGCGTCAAGAAAGCAAACCTCAATCTTCAAAGTGAGTACGAGTTTTTGAAGGCCGTGCCAAGCGTCACCACTCTTGATGAGGCGAAGTTCGCCATCAACCATCTACGCATTATCTGCAAAACGCTCGTTGATAAACTGGAAGAGGCAGGAACGTTGAATAAATAATATTGAAGACATGATTAAAATTGCAACACACAACAGCTTTACAGGAGAGAAAGGTGACGGCCTTTTATCGTTCCTTGTCTCCGCGTTTTCAAAATGCCAGTCAAAAACCTTGGTGCAACAACATAGATGCGGTTGCCGTCTGTTTGACCTCCGCGTGAAATGGGACAAGGGCAGAGGAAGATTCGTTGCTGCACATGGGCTTTGGAAAGCTAAGAAATCCCTGCTAAAACTCATGGCAGAACTAAACGGCATTGCAGCATCTTCGCCAGTCAAGACGATGTATCTGCTTACCTATGAGGGGGAATGCGAAGAAGGCACAGAGGTGTACGAAAATTTCAGAAAACTTGCCGAATGCCTCAAAGGATTCAGTAACATTCAATGCGTGCAGTTGAGCGTTAAGAAACCAGATTGGCGCGTATTATGGTCAAGTTCTGATATGCCGTACTACACTGCCGCCTATGATGTCTTGGCAAAGGACAATTGGAAGACGCTGCTTCCAATTCCTTTTATGTGGGCGAAGTTCAGACGAAAGGCAGAGTTCAGCGATGCCTATTACAGAATGGTTGATTTTCTTTAGGAGGGCAGAATATGGAATCGTCATTTATCTTAAATCCGTTGGTTGCCTTGGCAGGCATCGGAGCGTATTACACCATTCCGACAGAGATAGAAGAGACTTTTTATGGCCTGCGGTGGATGGTGTTGTTTATTATCTTCATGATAATTGCAGACTTTTATTTGGGTCTGACTGAAAGCGTGAAGGTTAAAAAGGAATCGTTCAGATATAGCAGAGCAGGGCGAAGAACCGTTTGCAAGTTCATCGAGTACATGATTTACATCATGACAGGAGCTTTGCTTGGCAAGTCTTTCCTTGAACCTATGGGTATAGGTACATACGAGGAGGGCGGTGCGTTAGGCTCTGTCTTTGCTGCCATATTCGAACTGGATAGCATTAAAGGCCATGTGTGCGCCATACATAATGTAAAGTTTAATTTCTCTTTCAAACGCTTTATTGTCGCTATGCTGAAAAAGAAGGATAAGGATGCAGGCGAGGCGTTTGAGGAGGCAACGAAGGAGGAGAAGTAATATGAGCAATAAGCCTGTAAACCCCTGGAATGAGTTAGAGGGGAGATTCTTTAAGGTGGATGTCGGGTCAACGACAGCGGAGGCAATTACAAACGACCATCAGACGGGCGAACCTGTTGTGCATTATACAACGGATGGGGACATTGTGTTTAATGGAATGAAGTTTTGTCAACAGGGGGGGGTAAAAAGATTTAATAAGTTGATTGTACACAAGGCCATTCCGATGACACCAGAGAAGGGGAATTTTTATTACTTCCACGATGGCTGGATTAAATTCAAGGTTGACTTGGATAAATTGGATGATTCAGCGGTTTTTCGTTTACCAAGTATAGAAGGATACAAAGTTGATAGTAAATATATCGTTGCCTTTGTGTATGATGTTTTAGAACCAGTTTCTGTTGTTTATTGTGGTCGTATTAATACTGACGTTGAAGGTAAGAGTATTGCAGAAATAAAAAGATTAATAGACAGTAGTTATGGAGGTGCTAAGCCAGAGCGCATAAGTAATTCATTAGTCTTATATCTCTCTTTACGTGATATTAATAATCAACTTCTTCAATCTTTATTAGTTAAGATTACCCGTACTAAAAACTTGTATTACAACGCCCAGGTGGGGGATATTAAGATAATTATAACTAAGCAATTAAACCAATTTTTGATGGATAATGGATTAACGTTGTCATCAAGAAAATACGAGATTAGACGCCCAGATTATGATTATATTGACTTTGCCTTTAATGAATATCAAAAAAGAAATCTAATTGATTATTGCGAGCCAGTAAGGATTGGCGGTTCAAATAGTTTTATATATTACAGTGGTTATGATAATATTCAATTTTACACCTATAAAAGAAGGAAATTATTTAAAATAACATTTGAAAACTTTGTACTCCATAGGCATGAGATAAAAATTAATAACAAAACGACTTACCATCGAGTTCGCAAAAATATCAATTTAAATATAATAGCAAATAAAACTTCAAAGAATTTCTCCTTCACTGCGTATGCAGTGAGGTATCGCCCTGGAAAATCGAGAACTTATTCAACAAAGAAAGAAAAAGTCGTAGTATGGAATGATAATGGAGAAATAAAAATAAAAAAGTTCTGAACATGTTGAGACACACAAACATTTAGACGTGCTTACCCTTAACATTCTCAGAACTTTCACCACAAAAATACAAAAAATAATTCAACATGGCAAATTACAAACAAATAATTCCCTTCATTTTATCATGGGAGGGCGGTTTTTGCAACCGAAAGAACGACAGAGGAGGCGCGACAAACAAGGGCGTGACTATTAACACGTGGCGAGGTTATTGCGCTAAAAAGGGCAAGCCTGCAACGGTTGAAACCTTGAAAGCGATGACTACCAGCGAATGGGAGGAGATTTTTAAAACCATGTACTGGGATGCGCTCAATTTGGATAATGTGACAGACCAAAATGTCGCTAACATCATGGTTGATTGGGCATGGGCAAGCGGCGTGGGCACGGCGGCGCGACAATTACAGAAGCTCGTAGGCGTGAAGGTTGACGGCATCATCGGCAACAAGACGTTGGCTGCCGTCAACAGCACAAGCGGCTTGCCGTTATTCGGACGTATCAAGCAAATGCGCCTATTATTCGTCAAGAGTATTGTCAAGAACGACAAGAGCCAGAAAGAAAACCTTAGAGGATGGGAACGCCGAATTAATTCAATTATGTACGACAATCTAATTTTGAACAAATGATTAAGTGGTTTTACAAGCTATGCAGCAAGGTAGCAGGCTTCGCTGCCTCGCTTGGCATTGACGGCCTTACACATATTATCGTAATGACCATTATATCCAAGATGGCACTTATCTTCCTGCCAGTATGGGTAATGGTGGCGGTTATGCTGCTTGTTGCCGTTTCCAAGGAATTGCTCGACAGATTTACAGGGCAGGGGACGTCAGAGTGGAAGGACTTCTTTTGTGATGTTGCAGGCATTTTGATTGCGATGATATGAAAAAGGCATTGTTATTCTTTATTGTTCTTCTCTCTCTTGTTTCGTGTTCGCGCAATACAACGAGCGTTGAAAAAGAGTTCACGGATTCAGTGAGGATAGAGAGACGTGACACGTTGATACAACGGCAGATTCTTACAATTGCTGACACCGTGTATCTCTCCGATACCGTCTTTGTTTACGAGCTAAAAATGGTTACGGTTGATTCAGATGGAAAGGTTCTCCGCACTGATACGGAACGCGAAAAGAAAATCATTTCCAATCGAAACGCAAAGCACTACATCAATGCAAAGCAGGAGGAACAGCAGACGAGTGTAACGGACAAGGAAGAGACGAGAAAGGAGAAAGAGAACAAGACGGTAAAGGAGAAACCGCCGATTTTGCAGCGATTCAAAGACAGCCTCTTTCAGTTCGCCGCGGTGTTGCTGATGATAATTGGCGCGTGGTATTATTTTGTTTATTCCAAGAGGAGCAAAAAGCGAGGATAGTCCAAAAGATTATTCAACCTTTTAATTCCTCAAAAATGAAACAATTACAGATATTATTTGATAAAGCCGTTGAAGCAACAATGAACGCGAGCGGTTTATCTTTCGAAGAGTTCACGACAAGCAGAAGCGAACGAAGTGTGAATGCACGTGTGGTTTTCGTTGATTACCTAATTGAACAAGGAATGAGCGAAGGCACTATCGCTGAGTTAAGCGGCATGAGCCAGCAAAGGGTAAATGCCTTGAAAAATTCACGCATCTACCGCATGAAAACACTTATGTGTCGTATGCTGAAAGAGAGTGTAAACAAGATTTTGACGTGAAGATATGGGGCGTGCTTATTGGTACGCCCCATCTGTATTTTAAAGATATTGAAAGCATAACACGCCGTGTTATTATTTTCGTGAAAAATCATGATTTTATGGCCGACAAATTATTTTCAATGAGCGTTGTCAGCGGAAGACGTGTCAAACCCAATGTGGAATTTGATACCGTTGAGCGTTCAAAACTAAAGGGGAATCGCCGTGGGCTTGCCATCCTCTATCAAGTGCAGGACTACTGGAACAATATGGAGACCTTCCGCAAGGAACGCGAGAGGACAAGAAGGTATGTATATGGCGACCAGCTTGGAGACTACATTCAAGTGCAAGGAAGGCTCGGATGCACCACGAAGATGCTCGAGTCGGACTATATTCGTTCACAGGGTAGCGAACCTTTACAGAACAACCACATGTGGAGCGTTATGCGCAGTATGCTCGGCGTATTTCGTTCACAAAACAAAGAGCCGTTTTGCTCTGCAAGAGACCGCGACGAGCAGGAGTTGAGCGAGACCATGAGTACTGTGCTTCAATGCGTGATGCAGAAGAACAGAATGAATGAAGTAAAGCCAAGAAGTTTTGAAGAATTTCTCATCAGCGGCTTTGTGGTGCATCGTATGTCGTATGAATGGCGCAATGAGAACAATGATTGCTGGATTGATTATGTGAATCCAAATTATTTCTTCATTGATGACGGCGTGCGAGATTTCAGAGGATGGGATGTCAACTGCATTGGTGAGATACACGATATTACCTTTGAAGAATTATGCTCTCAGTTTGCCAAGAGTAGTGATGATGCGCGATACCTTAAAGAGATATACAAGAGCGCAAGAACTCGTGAGCAGATAAGTTATTCTATGCGTCAGTTTGGTAACTTCGACCTTAAACGCCTTGACTTTCTCTTTGCCGAAGACACAAACAAGTGCAGGGTGATAGAAGTGTGGAGGAAAGAACAGAAACCGAGATTTCGATGTCACGACCTCAATACTGGAGAATATTTCAAGGTTGACGAAGCGGACTACCAAGAACTTGTCGTAAGCGTCAACGAACAACGAATCGCACAAGGTACGTCCGCTGGCATGGCAGAAGACGACATACCGCTCATAGAGGCCGAGGCGTTTTTGGATTCCTATTGGTATTATTACTTCATTACTCCGCTTGGATATATTTTGGATGAGGGCGAGACACCCTACGCTCATAAGAGTCACCCATACGTATTCAAGGCATACCCATTCATTGATGGCGTTATTAAGAGTTTTATGGGTGGATTCATAGACCAGCAGCGTTACGTGAACCGACTGATAACCCTGTTTGACTGGCTGATACGCGCCACGGCAAAGGGTGTGCTTATGATTCCTACCGATTGTCTCCCCGAAGGTGTTAGCATGAAGCGTTTTGCCAGCGAATGGCGTAAGTTTAATGGTGTTGTATTCTACAAGCCAGGAAAGAGTGGACGCATCCCCCAACAGGTGGTGAACAACTCAACCAACATTGGCATCAATGAAATACTTAGTCTGCAATTGAAGTTTTTTGAGAATGTGAGCGGCGTAACTGGAGCCATCCAAGGCAAGCAGGCCCAGTCTGGAACCAGCGGAACGCTTTATGCTCAGCAGACCAACAATGCAGCCGTATCGTTGAGTGATGTTTTTGAAAGTTTCAACAACTTCATAATAGACGGCGCGTACAAGACGGTAAGGAATATACAGCAATACTACGACAGCAAGCGCATTATCAATATTGCAGGAAGAAGGGGCGCACAAGTGGAGTACGACCCAGAAAAGATGCAGGACGTTGAGTATGACCTCAGCATTGAGGATAGTGCATCATCTCCTGTTTACCGTCAGCTCGCTAATGACTTCCTAATGGAGATTTGGCGGAGTGGTCAAATATCGTTGGAGCAGTTGCTTGAAAACGGAAACTTCCCGTTTGCCGACAGTCTCTTGCAGAGTGTAAAGAGCCAGCAGGAGCAAATCGCTAACGGGCAGCAGCCGCAGGGATTACCGCCGCAGCTTCAACAGCAGATACAGCAAGGAACAAACATGCAGGCCGTTCAGCAAGGAGCGCAGGCCCTTTATGGCTAAAGAAATGCCCCGACAGCAAAGACGTTGTCGGGGCATTTCTTTAGCCAATGAAAAAACTAATAAATATTATGAAGAAAAATCTACTCTCCGCAAAGTTGTTTCAATTTCTGCTCAATGGAAAGTTTTGTTTCCGTGATAGCTACATCGTAAGTGATTGCCTGGTACTTCGGCATGTGGTATTGCAGCAGTTTTTCAACAATTATAAGACGCTCGCGCGGTTTTAGCTTCATAAAGTCCTCGTGCATGAGGCCCGTGGAAGAGTAAGCATCAAGAAACTTTGCGATAGTCTCCCGACCCAATTGTGTAGCCTTATTCGGCGTACCTTTTTTTCTTCCACATTTTCTTACTGCCGTTGCCATTTCGCTTTATAAAGTTATAAATCGATAGCAAAGATACATGATTATATTTGCCTCATATATATATCTTTATAAAACAGACTACTATGGCAATAGGAACAGCTATTTCAGCAGGTGTCGGCGCAGCAAGCGCCATCTTCGGCGGCATCAAGAATGCGCGTGAAGCCCGTAAACAACGCCGTCTCCTCAAAGAGCAGGAAGCGGCAGAGAAGGCTTGGTATGACAGGGAGTATAATACCGACAATACACAGCGTGCCTCTGCACAGCGCCTTATCACGATGACGCAAGACAGCATCCGCAAACGTAATCAGGCGGCGGCAGGGCAGAGCGCCGTGATGGGCGGCACGGCGGCGGCAGCAGCGGCTGCACGCGAACAAAACAACAATGCCATCGCTCAGACCGCGAGCAATATCAACGCACAAGGCATGGCGCAACGTGACGCAATCGAACATCAGCATCTTGCCAACATGCAGAACTTCGCCAACAGACGAATGCAGATGTCTCAGCAACAACAAGCTAATACCGCAGCCGCCATCCAAGGTGTCGGACAAGCCGCAGCAACGGCGGGGCTTGCTTTTGACGAGATGGCAGATGCTAAAAAGGATTTGAAACAGAAAACCGACGCAAAAGTATGAGTGCAATAAGTGACATCTTAGGAGTTAAACCAAAACAGGAGGAGCAACCTGTCACACCGCAGGCTAATCCTCAATATCCCGTGGACTGGCAGAATGGTCAGACCTCTTCTGGAGGACAAGCGCCTTCTGCCATCCAAGGTAACACCAGCCCAAACTATGGGCAGAGGCCAGCGATTACAGAGACATCATTGGCGAGCAATCCACCGCTTAACATTCCGCAGTCGCAGTTATATGAACCTCAGAATATGAAAACGGCCACGCAACTTTATGCGCAGAAATACGGAATACCGCAGGCAGCACAGCAGACAACTCCACAGGCGACCGCCACACCACCAACCAACATTGATGAGACGCCAGAACAAGCCTACAATCGCGTTTTAAACGAGAAGGGCGAAGCACCCTCAGAAGCATATAAGGCGCAGGTCAAATCACTGACGGAATTACGCAACTATCTCAACGAGACATTAGACCGCACCAAACGCACCAAAGAGCAGGAAGAACGCGAGAACAAGCGAGCCAAACAGAGAGCTTTGTATTCTGCTATCAGTGACGGCATCCAAGCGCTTTCCAACCTTTATTTCACGACAAAGGGCGCACCTAACGCTTATAATCCCAATGCCTCTATGAGTAAGGCCAATTTAGCACGATGGGACAAGATGGTAGCGCAGCGCGAGAAGGATGCTGCAAAGTATATGGCGGTTCTTAAAGATAAATACGGCCTTGACGCGCAAGTCGTGCAGCAGGAGCTTTCCGCAAAGACAGCACGAGAGAAACGCGCACAAGACGCCTTCAACCGCGTTATTGCCCAATCTGGGCTTAAAATCAAGGAACAAGATGCTGATACGCGCAAGAGAGCAGCGGAGGCAAAAGCCGAGAACGACAAACAGAGAGCAGAAGACCAAAGAAGACATAACGAGGGCATGCTCAATGTTGCCAAGCAACGTGCCGCGACAAGCGCTGCCGTCGGCGCGTCTACCATTGCGAGAAATCAGGCAGCAGCCGATAAGTATAGAAGCGAAACAAGTGCAGGCGGCACAGGTAAACCAGATAAGCAGGGGCGCATGAACCGATATATCTACGTTCCGAGAGGGACTGGGAATGCCGAGAGAGCCAAGGAGTTCACCGTCCATGTCGTCTATGCAACCGAGGCAGAAGCTAATGCGGCAGCAAAGAAGTACAAGGGCGCTTATGTTAACTCTACATCAGAAACTGGTGTCGTTGGGATAAATAAGACAGAAACCCAAAAGGGAGGTTATAGATACATCCCTTCTGCCAAACAGAATGGCAGCGCGGTCTATTATAACGATAAAGGGAAGCGTATAAAGTTCGACAGAAGCAAGGGAAAATGGGTTAGCTATGGCGAAACGAAGCCTATCAAACAATCTAATGATTTACAAGTATTTAAGTGATGATAAATATGGAGAATACGGAAGATAAAAGACCTATCAGCAGTGATAAGTATTCCACGGCATTATATAATACGTTGAAGTTAAATAATGCCTATGACAAGGACTACGATACTTTCTATAATGATTTTTACGCCCCAGGTATAAAGGGTTACACATATCGTAAGGAAGTGTACGACTTTATGAAGAAGGGAGGTGTAGATTATATTGGCGATACCTACGAAGAATTTGCTTCAAAGATAGGTCTTCACGCCATAGACCCGCAGACACAACAAACGCCTATGGGCGCGGATTCTATATCCAAGGATATGAAGCCCATGGAAGTCACGCCAACAAAAAAGCCAGAAGCTAAGAAAGAAGAAAAGCCAGAGGTGAGCGCTGAGGCAGTCAGTGAAAATCAACACCCTACCGACACTCTTCAAGATTTCAATCCGAATGTAAGTCGCATGAGGAATGCAGGCACGGACTATTATCTACAGGCCGCAGAAGAAATATCGAACAACGCTCATTCAAAATCCCTTGAAGAACTCGCAAATCAGGCAGCAAAAGACCTAAAGAAGGAGGCTTATCAGAGGCCAAAAGAGGATTCTTATGTACGCTTGAATCAGACAGCACGATATATCCCTATACGCTCATTGCCAAAGGATGCGGACTTGGATTCAGTATTTGAGGCGGCACTTACTTTTGAGAATCAAGTATGCGGCGGTGCAAAGGAATACACTTTTGCATCGCTTGGTGGCGATATTCAGGAGAGGTATGAAAAGTGGAAGGCTCTTAAAGGGCTTGGTAGTAGTTATACACAGGAGACAGCGAGTATGTCTCCTAATGCGGTCTATCTTCAAGCGATAAATCTTCAAGCATTAGGCAAGGAGAGACCTGCATGGATTTCTGAATTAAGATGGAATGAAGCATTAAATTACGATAAGAATAAATTAAACAAGATAACCGCTGAATTAGAGCAGGAAGACCAAAAGAGAAGACTGAAACGCTCCGATGGTGCATACCCCGACGATGTGTCGTTGAACGGAATGTACCATGCCAATTATACAGCCTTAATGGCAAGCGACATTTATAATAATGGCACGAATAAGACGATTTTTGTATTATTTCAAGACGGACGTATTAGACCGCTTCAAGCACCAGACCCAAGCGTTTTAAGGGGAGGAGTAGAAGCGCAGCGCGAGCTATTCAGACGGCAATATGAAAAGATGACCTTCGGTGAAGAAGGAAAGGATTATACAGACCCCTACGAGAAAAACAGAGTGGTCGGCAACTTCCTTCAAAACGGGGAAGTCTGCCATATTATCTATTTTCCGTACATGATTGAGCAGCGCAGATGGGATGATGCGCAGGAACTTATTAAAATAGGTTTAGGAGGAAAATTCAACGAAGAGGGGGTGTTGTTAAACCCTGATGACAGATTGCAAATCGTGCCTGTTGTCGTTAAGAATGGAGAGAGCGAAGAGGATGCCATAGCAAAAGCCAAGGTGGAGTTGGATAACGAAATCTCCAAAAAACTTCCATACAAGGAGACGTATTTGCAACAGCAGATTGCGCAGGCCAGAGAAGCGCTAAAGAAAGAGCAGGAGCGGCTTAAGCAATTTGGAGACCATGATTATGTCAAGGAGTCTTATATGGCAGGAGCGATTAACCCGAGAAGTTTAGCAATCAAGCTAATGGCCAACACTGAAGAAGGCGCAAAAATTAGCGATGAGGTTGCACTCGCAAGGGGTAATATAAGAAAATTAGAAGAATCCATTAAGAAATACACACAGGCGTTAGAAGCCTTACGCACAGGAGACAAAGTAGGATTCTGGGGTGGTTTTCTTGAAGGTATCTCCGATTTGGATAACTGGACTTTCGGTCTTTATAATTTGCGTGAAAACCTTGTTGCAGTGAAAGCGCATGAAATGGGAATGGGGCAGGAAGCCAAAGACCGCTTAGGGCTTGCACGTTCGCTCAGTCAAGAGTCAATGTCGGCATTTCATAGATACGGGGAAGGCCGTTTTTATGGCCCAGGATTCGGTACTGGATATTCGACGCCCTTCACCCTTGGGGCGATAGCAACTTATGGCGCAGGAAATGTTGCCGCAAGAGGGATTATCAGGGGCGGAAGCAGAATGGCCGCGAAATACGGAACGAACTGGTTCTTTGATACCACCATCCGAGCAACAACGCGACTGGCAGCTATCAATGCCGCTGGTGTGATTGATAGTTCATTTCAGATGCCGCGTATCGTCTCCGATGCTGCAATTGAGAAGATGGGCTTGATGAATTATACGTTTGACGAGAACCAACGTATTGTCGTAACGGGCACACAGCAAGAAAAGAGCTGGGGGCACTCCTTGTTACACTCAGGATTAAACACGCTCGTACAAAACGTCTCAGAGCGTGTTGGTACTTACGTATTGAAGCCTGTGGCCAAGGCTTTTGGCATCGGGAAGATTAGCCTCCGCAGTTTTGGCGAAGCCTTGCCGTATAACAAAACAATCCACATGATACAAAACGGCGCTTTTGCCAAGGCTATGTCAAAGGTGTATGGCACATTTGAAAAAGGTGGCTATGATGGATTTGTAAATGAGGTATTGGAAGAATATATCGCCAATCCGATGACGGCTACCTTCGATGAAAATTATACCTTTGCAGACATCTTTGATAGCAGACAAAATCTTGACACGGCATTGAGTGTCTGGGCCTCCTCAATCTTTATGCTTGGTTTCTCCTCCACTGCAAGTTCTGTCAAATATTACAGAACGCTCCGCTCTGTCAATAGCGCTTATGATAAAGCAGAAGCCAACGCAAGACGTTTATTTGGCAACGAGAACTGGGACAAGATTCAAAACACAATCCTCAGACTGGAGGGTGAGCCATTGGTGAACGCTATATATGCAGGCGTATGCCAGAATAAATCTCTCTCAGACGAACAAAAGAAGGCGTTCCTTAATTACGTGAGAGCACAGAAGGCACAAGCCGTATTTAATAATGCTGTTAGCGAAAAGTATTCCTTCTCACTCACGGGCGAGGAGTTGAACGAAATGAACGCCATGACCATTCATGCTTACGCAGAAGGTCGCAACATGCAGACACCGCAGGAATATGCGCAGGCTCAGCAGGCATTTGCTGACACGCGAGAAATGGCTATGTCAGCACTTGGCGTTACTGATGATATAGACGCATACCTCGATACGCTTGGCGAGACCCCTGCCGAGCAGTTGAAAAAAGGTGTGGAAGTTGCAAAGGAAAATGGGCTTGACGAGAAGGCCGCAAACGCTGCACTGTCGGCCTACCTGAATGCCCGTGAGCAGCAGAAGGGCGCGATGGATGGCATCACCTCTGACGAAAGCATACGCAGACAGCACGCAGACAGCGTAATCAGACAGATAACCTTCGAGAACGAAGCAGACAGCGAAGGAGGCTCTGGAAAGGTTATTCTGGTGAACGTGAAAGGAAGGGAGAAGCCAGTGTTCCTTATTCGTGGAAGATACGAAAACGGAAGCATTACAGGTGAAACGGTTGTTGTCAGTGAAGGTAACGGTGTTATTGAAATGATTCCTGCATCCGAAGTGGAGGGTATTGTTGAAGAATCCGATGCTATGACCGAGCGTCAACGGGAGTATGATAAGATTGATGCTGAAAATAAGGAACAGCAGAGACTTATCAATCTAAACATGGACACTCCGCTGGCAGGTCAAGGCGGTATTCTGATGGACGAAGAAGGACATAGACGGCAAGTTGGTATTAAATGTGTTTTCAATGACGAACAAGGGAATCCTGCAAGCGTCTTAGTCGTTGACCAAAACAACAATGACTATCTTATCCCTATTGATGTATTCCGAGAGCAACGCGGCCGCGGACGTAAGTTTGAGGCTATTGAGCCTTATTTGGATGAGACGGACGAGGAATACCATGCGGCAGAGGGTCCGATGAATGAGGAGTACAACTTGGCCAACAAGGAGCAAGAGGGCGTATCGGAAGAAGACGCGCAGGGAGCGGCAGAGGGTGTCACACCTCAGCCAGCTACGGATGCTACTGAGAAGCCAACGAAGCCAGAAGTCAAATACGATTACCATGTCAAGATGAAAGACGGCAGCGGAAATGCCGTCAGTGGACGTGTCACCAATCTGTCAGCAGACGGCGTGGAAATTGAGTTTGACGCGCCATATAATGGAAAAATGGTAGACCGCATCCCTCTTGCGGACTTCGATAATGGTGTTTCTGAGATTGCTGATGCAAACGGAAATGTGCTTTGGAATGAAACAGAGGCGGTGGGCGACACGGAAGTTGTGCCACAGGTGGATGCTACACCTACGCAGGCAGGGCAGAATGAAATAGGCGAATCGGAAGAAGCCAGACAAGCAAGAATTAATTCTTCTGAATACAAGTATGACAAGGAAATGCGTGTCTATGGTTACACGGGACATCTGTATGACTACAGAAATGGAGTTGCCATTTATCTTGATGAAGAAGGAAATCCATTGATTTATTTGGCGGCACAAAACGATAATACTTATATCGGCCTAATTAGAGATGACAGCGGCATGTGGTTTACAAAGATGGAAAACGCATCGAATGATAAGACTGTTTTTAAGGGATTAATTTCGGCTGTAATGGATATGCTCCCAGAGGGCGCTAAATTTTATGAACACAGCAATGTAAGTGTTGATGGTCTTCGTGTATTTGCTCAGCAACTTAATCATGGCTTTAAGATTAGTGATGAGACTTACGAATGTGGATTAAATGGCGAAGACAAGGCAAATGTACTTGGAAGTAAATTCAAGGGAAATGGTAAGTTTGTTTCTATTGAACACGCAACAGAGGCCGACCTTGAATATCTTAAGGGTGTGCTTAAACCTTATATGGAGGCATTGGGGCGCACAACAGATGATATTCGCTTAAACGAGGATGGAAAGGTGTTGCTTACGCTTCCGATACTTATCAAAGAAGGCACAAACGCCAAAGCTGGGGAGGATGTGAGCGCTTCCGATGTTTCCAACACACAGAAAAAAACCACTCAGCCTGTCCATGAATCCGCATCGGATGAAGTAGATACAAAGCCTACTGGATCACAAGATGAAGCGCATAAGCCCACGGCCTTGGAGCGCATTCCTGTAAACGAGGCTGGAGAACGTATGTTTGAGCAGGCCGACAAAGAAACGGCGCTTGATGCACTTGACGAAATGACGGGCCACAATCCTACCAACACGGCAGCAATTGTCAAGGCTCAATATAAGCAGGCGCAGGCTGACCTTGATAAGTTGAAGAAGAAAGCACCGACCAGAAAGGAACCCGTGCTCAGAGGTACACCTATGGAAATGCTCAAGGCTCAGCAGGAGGCAGACGCTAATTACAATACCGCCATGACACAATACAACGCGCAGGTGGCAGAAGCGGAAGCAAAATTGGATGCCTGGACGAAGATTTACGCTCTTATGAACGAACGCGAGCGTGTTGCACGTGAGCAAGCCGAAGCAGAGCAGCGTGAACGCGATAAGAAACTGCATGATGAGGCTGTAGCAAAACTTGAAGAGCAGAAGCGCATCGCGGCAGAGAAAGCGGCCGAGCAAGAGGCCGTTGGCACGCACGCCGTCAACCCGAAGATTAAGAAGAAATGGGATGACGCTGTCAAGGTTGAAGGAAATGCAAACGCCATTACGCTTGCTGACGGTTCAACTATTCGCGGCCGATACGTTCTCACGGAATCAGGAGCAGCAACGGCCAGCCATGACGTAAACAACGCCTATGAACCGGCCGAAGGTTTCCCGATTGACGAAAACGGCGAGAGCGTAAACGACCGCGATTATAAGCGCGATAAAGATGCACAACGCATCGTTAGAGAGATGGCTGACAACTACGATAGCAGAGCCTTGCAAACGCCTGTCATTGTAAGTAAGGATGGTGTTGTGCTTTCGGGCAACAACCGCACCATGTCGGGCGAACTTGCCGCACAGCAGGGTACAGATAAGGCGTACATTGACTATTTGCGTGAGTTCGGAAAGATGTTTGGCTTTACCACCGAGCAGATTGAAGGCATGAAGCATCCGCGTGTGGTATTCGTGTTAGATGAAGCTCTGCCTTATGATGCCAAGACTTTTGCGCGTTTCAACGCTGAACAACAGAAGAAACAGAGCAAGCCAGAACACGCCGTAAAACTTGGAAAGATTGTACCCGACAGCGTTTTTGCGAGCATCACTAACGACATCAGTCGATTCGACCGTATGTCAGACTTCTATGCCGATGAAAAATCCGTTGATTCAGCCATCAGTAAGCTACTGGAGGCTGGGGTTATCAATGAGATGCAACTGCCTGAATTACGTACTGGAAATTCGTTGTCGGCATCTGGAAAGGAACTTATTGAAAATGCACTTATTGGCAAGGTCTTCCAATCTTCACCCGATGCAGTACGACAGATTATCGGAAACCCGACACTTCGCCAGTCTATCATTATGGGACTGAATGAGATTGCCAACAACCGCACACTTGCCAAGAGCGGTTACGATTTGAGTCAAGAACTTGGGGCTGCCGTTGACCTTGTGGCAAGAGCGAAGACACTGCATCCCGACATTTATAAAGAGGGCATTCCTGTATCGCCATTTGGTAGGGAGCAAGGATTGTTTGACGATGAATACGGCGACAGCCGCGTAACGGACGGAATTGTACTTTTGCTTGCTGACTTGCTGAACAGCGGGAAACCGAGCGAATTACGCAAGGTGCTCGCCTCATATAACAACGAGGCCGCTGCTTTTGCTGCCGGTCAGATAGACATGTTTAGCGGAGAGGTGACCTCTAAGGAAGAATTATTGAATAACGTATTAAATCATTTCAGAAATGCAACACCAAAAGAACAACAAGCAATCGTTGACGCCGCAGTCGCAGAACGAAAGCGAAGAGCAGAAGCAAGTAAACAAGTTGGGGATACTTCTGAACGCAGTGGAAGCGATGTCACTAACGCCGAAGTCGGAAATTCAAAAGATGCTGGAAACGGACAGCAAGATAGTTCGAAGAAAACCAATACCGACAAAATAACACCTATTGGTGAGAGTGATTTCGGTTTTGTGTATGACCAATTTAAAGGCAATGCACAAGGTGCTATCCAACAACTGATGAAAATGCAGGATGGTGAGGCACTTGGTGCGCTCCATCATGACGAAATCGGAGACATTGATTTGGTATGGGGCAAAGCTGGCACAAAAAAGAGTGATGGTTATGGCCTTGCTAAACTTGTAAAGTTTCATCCCGAAGTGCTTGACAATCTGCAAGGCATACTGGACGGAATGCACATTACCATGCGTTCTGAAAATCGTGTACAATTGGAGAGTAACGAATATCAAGCGGCAGTACGTCTCACTTGGAATGGTAAGGAAAAACTTTGGTTGCTGACAGCCTTTAAGAAAAAAGAAACGCCTGAACCAACTAACAGTAGGACAGACGTTGATAGTAACCTTGATGGCAAGTCGGACGACACAGCTACCCGACAAAGCTCGGACGTTTCTGCTGACAAAGATACAGAATCCTCCCCATCCCCCCAAGAAAACGGGCCGAAAAATTCCACCCAATCAGCCATTGAATCCGCGTCAGCCGAAGTAGAGACCTCCCCCACCGAAGCCCAGAAGAAGGCAGGTAACTACAAAATGGGCCACGTGAAGGTTGGCGCGTTTGACGTTACCATCGAAAACCCAAAGGGAAGCGAGCGCAGCGGTACGGATGCCAACGGCAAGAAGTGGAGCGTGAAGATGAACAATACCTACGGCTATATCCGTGGCACGGAGGGCGTGGACGGCGACCATATAGACGTGTTCCTTGCAGAAGATATGGATAAGTGGGACGGCAAATATGTGTTTGTGGTTGACCAGTACAACCCCGATGGCACGTTTGACGAGCACAAGGTGATGCTTGGCTTCAACAGCATGGAAGAGGCACGGAGCGCCTATCTTTCCAACTATGAAAAGGGTTGGGAGAATGGGCGCAGAATTGTCGTGGCCAGAATCAAGACGGACGATTTTCAGAAGTGGGTGGATAGCAGTCACAGGAAGACCAAACCGTTTGCGCATTACGTGATAGCAGGAGCGGCAGATGTTTCCGACAACGAAAAGAAATCTTCTGCATCTAAGAAAGGAAAGCCCCACGTTTCCAAAGAGAATGAGGTAAAGCGCACCGTCGAACATTTCCCGATGGAGACCCCAGAGGAAGCCGCTGCCTTTGATAAGCGCGTTCCCGAAATGAAGGATTCGGAATTGCTTGCGTATATGAAAGAGGATGGTAAGGGCGACGTGAATAAAGCTTACCACATGAATATCTATGATGAATATGATTATCGGCATACTGACGAACAAACGGAGGCATACAATATCTATATTCAGCAGCTGCATGATAGCAATACCACTCTGGAGCAGGCAGAAGAAATGCTTGGCAATATCTTGGGCGACGTTGAAAGATTTGCTACGGACGAACGTTCTCAGTTGCTTGGCCAGTCTGATGCACTTCAAGATTATATTACGGAATTGGAGCGGCAGAAGGAAGATGAAAGAGCCGAGGCTGAAAATAGCGCTGAGAATGCTGATGCAAATCATGTAGAAGAGGCAGATGTTGAAGAAAATGAATCAGCGGAGCCAGTCGAAGCAGATAAGTCAAAGCAGTATGGCGAATATCAAGAAGTTTATGATAACTTTGTCAGTGATGTAGAAAATCGCGGAATGATACCTGATTTAAGAGCTATAAAGAACAAAATCAGAGATACCAAACGCAGACTTACTGTTCTGAAAAACGGTGCGGCTACATCCATTCAGAGTGACGAAGACTTAAAACGCTTTGAGACGGCAGAGAAAAAGCTGACAGATTTGCTGCATGTCTACGAAGCTATGCGCGACTACACAGAGGCCAGAATAAAGAAAGCAGAGGCGGCAGCGCAGCGTAAACCTTGGAGCGAGAAGAACGCACAAGAACGCATGGATGAAGCGAGCAAGAATCCTCTGACGGAAGAAGAAATACAAAACGCCCCAACCGATGAAGTAAACAAGGCAAACGCCTTGGATTATCTAAGCGGAAATCATGGGCTTATACAAAGTATATCCTATTTAAAAGTTTACGAAGATGTTAGGAATCCCAATGGAAGTGCTGCATCAGATAGCGGCACAAAAGACAAAACACAGCTGGCTGGCAGAAGTAATTCAGCAAGTGAAGGACGAGACACAGGAGGAAAATCTGGAGGAACAGATGGCAGAGTGGATAATGGAGGAAGCAGAGAAAATGTTTCCGAACAATCCGATGGTGGAAAGAGTGGTGAGAGAAGCACTCGTGATAACGCTGGAGAGGGAAGCAATACAGGCATTTCTACAGAAGAACAACCAGTGGGCAGACGTGATGCCAACAGTGGAAAGCCCAGAAGAGGGGGCACGAGTGGGCGCACGCGAAGCGATGGCGGACGAAGCGGACGAGGAGAAAGCGGCAATCCTGCTACGGAAAATGGAACACGGAGAGCTGCATCCGAATCTGTAAAAGAGGAGAGCGCAGACGACTTCCTTAACCAGGCATTAGGTGAGTTTAAGGATGTCTTGGATGATTTTATCAAGGCAGGACGCGGAGAACTCAGCATCAGCCTTGTTGGCCTCAATTCAAAACAAATGGAGATATTGCCCCGCTTGATACAAGTAGGGGCTAAGGTGGGCTATGCCTATATACGAAAAGGCGTGCATGGTTTTACCGAATGGGTAAACCACGTAAAGGAAGCCATAGGAAAATACCTCCGCGATGCCAATCTTTCAGATGATGAGATAGATGCCTTCATTAAGGAAATGTGGAAATCCAAGATACCGTTTGACGGTCAGATACATACACTTGAAGAATGGGCTTCTATCTATAGCAAGAAGGATTTGCGCAATAAGGTAAGAACTACAATAGAAGAAAAGCGCGAGGCACAGAGACAGGCTGAAAGTATATCAGTGAAGACGGGTGACATAAACAATATCCGCGAAACCCTGCCCTTCCTGCTTCCTCAGCAGCAAGAAGACGTACTGAGAGCCGAAACGCAGTTCTTTGACGAAACCCATCAGGATAGAGAGCATGCCAACGGCAAGGGTTACATGTTTACCAATGGCACGGGAACAGGAAAAACCTATACTGGTCTCGGTATTGTCAAGCGCTTTGTCAAGCAGGGAAAGAAACGTATTTTAATCCTCACGCCGTCACAACCCAAAGTGCGCGACTGGATTAATGACGGAAAGAATCTCGGTCTTGAAATAAAAAGTCTTGACGATTGGGCAAAGGAACGCGGAACTACTGCCACGACAGAGGCAGGAGAAGGCACTATCATTACTACTTACGCCAATTTTAGGCAGAATGAAGAACTTCTAAACGGCACGTTCGACCTCATCGTATATGATGAAAGCCATCGTCTGATGGAAAACAAGAATGCTGCAAACACCATAGGGACAAACCAGCATCACATGATAGCCAATCGGGATGCCGCATTCGCCACTATTAGGCTTCGTAAAATCAATCCATTCTACCAAGAGCGCGACAAGGTAAACGATGAGTTTAAGGAAAAGAGGGAACAACTCGTTAAGGAATTAACGCAGGAGAATCCTAACGAAATGGATGGTTCACTCGTCAGCAAGGGGCTTATTCCGCATTCCACTGACGCATTTAATTGGCATGAAGAAGATACTGAACGTTTCCCCGAATTTGCGCAACTTCACAATCGTTTTCAGGAACTGACGGAAACTATCATCAAAGAGGTTGACCCACAGATAGAAGAGCAGGCCAAAAAGGATGCTGCACACACAAAGGTTGTATTCCTCAGCGCTACCCCTTTCAATACCCGTGAAAACATTGATTACGCACAGGGGTATATATTCTCTTACCCAGACAAGGAACAGGCAAGAGGATATAGTGTTGCGTCCCCCATGACCATCTTTTTTGAAGAGCATTTCGGTGCGGCATATAAGTGGCGCTATGGACGTTTGGAGCATTCAGAAAGAAATGCGGAAGCCATAGCCCAGCAAGAACGCGAGTTTAGTGATTGGCTACAACACACCCTATGCACCATGAGCGGAAGAATCATTGACTCTGAATATGATTATTCGCGCGATTTTCCTGTTGTCTCCGTAGAGCATGCCGAAGAAATTAACAACGCTGCCGAGGAGATTCTAAGGGATAAATATTTCAATATGGCCTACCATAAGGTGTTCGGTAATTACAATTACGCGGGAGCTTTGTTTGAAACGCTTAAGGTGGCAACGCTTATTCCACGCATCAAACAACATCTTAAAGCAGGAAGAAAAGTCGTGATATTCCACCGTCGCGTAGAAAGCAAGACTCCTCTTATTCCACCTTTCGCCGCCATGCTCTCAGCCTGCCACGCCATTATTGATGAAATGAAAATGAAGAACATGCCGAAAGAGGAGATTGATGCAGCTCGCCATCGTCTTGAAGAACTTAAGGAAAAGTGGCGCGGCCTCTTGAAGTGGGAATCAATGCTTGATTACAGTATGCCGAGAGAGCAGATTGCAAAGGCTTTCGGCGCAGACAACGTGCTTTATTTCTCTGGTCAGGAATCCACCAAGGCAAAGAACCAAGCCGTTGATAGTTTTAATAACGACGAGAGCGGTAAGAATATTATCGTTATTCAGGAGGCGAGCGGCAAGGAAGGCATCTCCCTTCACGATACGACAGGAAAACATCAGCGTGTTTTGATTACCCTTGCTCTTCCGCAAAGCCCGATTACCGCTTTGCAGATTGAGGGACGCATCTATCGCATCGGCAACCGCAGTAATGCCATATTTGAATACCCCTTGCTTGGCTTGAACTCCGAAATAATACTCTTCGGGCAGAAATTCAACGGCCAGATTGGAACAACGGAAAATCTTGCACTTGGCTCACAAGCTCGCAATCTTCGTGAAAGCTTTGCTCGCAGCGTAGAGGAGAGCGGAAAGGATGTCCCTATTGAAGAACAGGGCTTTGGCGGAAAAGAGGCAGACGCAGCAGAAAGAGACGAGACCTCGCCATTTGACCGCGCCGTGCTTGACTATTACGGCAATCAGAAGTTGAAAGGGAAAAGAGACAGCCGCGAGGGGGTTGATTATTATCCAACCCCAGAACCGCTTGGATTCAAAATGGTGGAATGGGGAAATCTCAACGACGGGGAAACTGCACTCGAACCAAGCGCAGGGCATGGAGCTATTGCCCGCTACGTGCCGTCTGCAAATCCGTTGACCGCGATAGAACCATCACAAAACCTCTTTGCTAAACTGCAATTAAAGGCAGGAGGTAGCGGACGCAAATTCGTCAACACGATATTTGAAGGCTACAATGTTGTAAACAAACATGATGTTATATTTATGAATCCTCCTTTTGGGACGGGTGGACGTTTGGCCGTTGACCATGTGGCTAAGGCTTTCACGCACCTTACAGAAGGAGGCCGCATTGTGGCCATTATCCCGAGAGGTTCAACAGACAAGAAATTTGATAAGTGGATTGACGAACAGGAAAATGCCGTTGTCACAGGTGAAATCATGCTGCCAGATATTACCTTCCAACAGGCAGGCACATCCGTTATGGCTCGCGTTTTGGTCATTGATAAGGTAACAAATCAAAGTCTTCGCAGTGAAGCAGAAAGCAAATATCGCAGAATAGACCTCAGTCGTAGAAAATACGACAAGATAGAAGATTTCTTTGAGGATATTCGCGATATTCAGATGCCAAGTCGAACCATTGACGAAAAGGCGCGTATGCTGAAACGTGCCGCACCCGCTTTGCGCGATATAAAGGAATTGAAAGGCGTGGTGGACGTACAAGCCCAAGAGGATGGTATAGACATCAGAACAAAAGGCAGCGCAATGGGCTTTTATCTTGACCTTACTGTTAGCGACTTTAGTTTGCAGCAGCAATTGCGAACCAAATATCAGAGGTATGCGCAAGAAATTGAATGGAACGAACACCGTCATAACGAAAAGGCTGTAGAGATTTACAAAGCCTACAACGATTTGGTGTGTCGTTTGCTTGGAAAGACGGCAGAGGAAGTTGAATCTGACATAACCAGGGAGAAAATGGGATTAGAACAGCCTCATGAAGAACAAGGGGTTGCTATCAATGTTGCACCCCAAGCAGAGGAAAGCCCTTCGTCTGAGCAAAACGAAAGCACAACGGAGTCATCGCCTTACCACTATGAATTGAAGCACCACACAAAGACTGGCGCGGAGATGTTTATGGCTATGCCAAACGAAAAAAGCGGATTAAGCAGTGAAGAGTATTCTTCTATGCTGGCAAAAGCAAAGAAGCATGGTGGGTATTGGAATCGCTTTATGAAGGGCTTCGCGTTCCCGAGTGAAAAGAGCGCGAAAGATTTTCTTGCCGAGACGGGGAATACGGAACAAAAGCCAAGCAGAGGGAATCTCTACCGTCAAGGCGAAGAATTATCCCCTAATCATGAGATTCGCATAGTGGAAGGAGACGAAAATCACGGATTCAAGAACTACAAGGAAGCGAAGAGTTGGGCCAAGAGTAACATTGCTCGTACCTACAGCAATGAAGAGACAGGTGGTAAGGGAGAAATCCGTATCAGTAATGCGGCTATAGACAAGTATCTATCGCAGAGCGCCGTTGATAAGAGTGATAGCAAGGATGTCCACTTGGCGGTGTTGAAGATTTTACCCGATGTAATCCGTGAGAGTGTGAATGCTGAGCAGCATGCTGACTATAAAAAGGGTGAAGACGGCATGCGCAATAAAAAGAATGGTATTAATCCTGATGTAACTATACATCGTTTGTATGGCGCGGTACGTATGAATGGAAAGTTGTATAGAGTTAAGGTGACGCTTAAGGAAAATAATACATCCAAAGAACCTAAAAGCCCACATAGCTATGAAGCAACAAAAATAGAGTTGCTTGCAGGAACATTAGGAAATTCTGAAAACAGCCTCTCCCCCAGTACAAACAACTCTATCACTGCTGCAAATTTACTAAAAGGAGTTGAGAAATCCTATGGTGCGGGCCATTTTTTTGAAGGATATTCAGAAAAAAGCGCAGAAAAGACACGACAAGAGAAGACCCAAGCCGCGCAGAAGGCCACCGAGAACCTCAACCTTGGCGGCCGAGTAGTCGTGCATGAAAGCGCCGAAGGACTTGAAGGGAAAGAGGCCACGGCCAAAGGTTGGTATGATACCAAAACGGGACAAATCCACGTGGTATTGTCGAACAATGCAGACGCAGCAGACGTGACGCAGACCATCCTGCATGAAGCCGTAGCCCATCATGGACTGAGAGAGTTGTTTGGCCATAACGTGATGGATGCTTTTCTTGACAGCGTTCTTGCGGCAGCTTCGCAGGAGGTGAAAGACGCTATCAACGAATTGCGTCGCGGAAACGGATGGAATTTCCGTACCGCCACAGAAGAATATCTTGCAGGGCTTGCAGAGCGCACGGACTTTGAACGTATGACGGCAGAGGAACGCGGCTTGTTTGCTACCCTCCGAAGACTGTTTAATCGTGCGCTGGAGTTCTTGGGCTTGAAAAACCATGAGTTGAGCGATAGGGAACTTGCTTATATACTTTGGTGTAGCTATCAGAATTTGAAGGCAGGCGAGAAGGGACGCTATGTAGCCGAAGCAGAGCGTATTGCCATGCGTTATAAGTTGAAGGCTGGGAAGAATGCGATGACCGACACGGAGAAGAAGGAGCACTCCGTTTTGCTCCGCGGAGAACTGGATAATTTGCAGGAAATCCTTGCCAAGGATACTTATGAAAGACTTGTGACGAGCGGTTCGCACCTTGAACGTACCGCGTGGGTTGACATGCTTTCTCCTCTTCAGGACTTACAACACGCCATAGAGAAAAATGGTGGCTTTAAGCTTGGAGACTTTGAAAATCCATATAACGCTTATATCACTATGAGCAGTCGCAATTATGCGCAAATGGATATTTACAAGAGGACGCTTTATGCAGATATGATAGAGGCCATTCATGCGCTTGGCAGCGAGACGGGCCGTTCATACGAAGAAATAAAGACGTATGTGATGGCTAAACACGGCATGGAGCGTCAAAAGTATATGGCAGGAAAGGCCGCAGAAGAGGCTTATGACAGATATAAATCCATGCACCCATTCGGACAGAAGACGCTTGACTACTTCATTGATGAATATGAAGAGAAGAGCTTTGCAGGATTGACAGAGTTATTCGGAACGCAGAGCGTTTCTGATGCTATGGATGAAGCCCAAAAATATGTAGATGAAGTGGAGGCCGATTCGGGCAGTCTGGCGGATAGCTTGTGGGACAGCATTCGTGATGCCACCAAGTCTTCCCTTCAAAGAGCGTATGAGGCAGGACTGATAAGTAAGGAGACATACGATAATGTAAGCAGTATGTATCAGTACTACATTCCACTCAGAGGTTTTGACGAAGCAACGAGTGATGAGGTGTACGAATATTTTGGCGACCAAACAATCAATGGAGGCACGGGTAGCTTCATGAAGAAAGCCAAGGGACGTAAGAGTGTGGCAGATGATCCGTTTGCGGTTATCGGCAATATGGCAGAAATGGCCATCATGCAGTCTAACCGCAATCTCATGAAACAGCAATTGCTGAACCTCGCCTTAAACCACCCATCCGACCTTATCAGCGTCAGTGACCTCTACGTGAAATTTGATGAAGACTACGACAACGGAGACGGCACGCGCGGAGCATGGGTGCCAGTGGCTGTGCCAGATACAAGCGGCATGACAACGGAGGAAGCAAACCAAGTGATGCTTGATTTCCAAGATGACATGGAGGAAAAGGTTAAGGCTGAGCCTGACACCTACGCCTTGGCCCATCAGAAACCGCATATTCCATACCGAGTGCTCAGCAGAAACATGAATGAGCATCAAGTTATGGTGAAACGTGGAGGCAAGACCTACATACTGACCATCAACGGGAACCCGAGAGCGGCGCAAGCTATCAATGGCTTACTAAACCCAGATGCCACGGAAAACCCTGGAGCTATCGCATTGAAAGCTATGACCAATTGGATTGCAAGAATGGCTACGGCAAGAAACGTTGAGTTCGCTATCTCTAACGCCATGCGAGATTTGGAATTTTCAACGACACTGATACCAAAGGAGGGGACGGAATATTACGGCAGATACGTTAAGAACTATCTTACGTGCGTCAAGAATATCGGCCGACTTGTCAACCGACTTAATGGCAATACTCTTGATATGTCCAATCCTTTAGAAAAGGCGTTTTACGATTTTATCTACAATGGCGGCGAGACAGGCTATACTTTCATGAAGGGCGTTGAGCGTTATAAGGGCGAAATTACTAAAGCTCTTTCAGAACTTCGCGCCAAGGAAGGAAAAAGTAAGATTGAACGCCTTAGTAATAAGGTTGTTTACGGCCATCATTATGTTATTAATGACGCTTGGAATATTTACATGAAGGGGGCGGAATATCTGAGCCGCTGCACGGAAGACTGGGTGCGCTTTGCTGTATTCCTTACCAGCAGACAGATGGGGCGTTCTATGGAACAGTCTATCATGGATGCAAAGGAAGTAACTATAAACTTCAACCGCAAGGGTGCTGGAAGCAAATCGGCAGGGAAATGGGATGTTCCCAACTTTTTCAGTATGAACAATCTTCATTTCCTCAGCGCTTATGCAGCATCGGCATTCAAGAATTTCTACGCATTTTCTAATGCCAGCATCCAAGGTCTTGACAAGAATGTTAGATTACATCTTAACCATACAGCTGGAATGCTTATGTGGGACGGCGCAGCGGTAGCACTCGGCATGCTTTCTGCCATGTGCATTCCATTGATGTTGTCTGCCATAGGCGGAGACCCTGATGACTACTGGGATATGCCAGACTCTATGAGAAGAATGGGCATTATGCTGCCGTTGGGTAAGGACGGAAGATTTTTAACTCTTCCGATGTCAATTGAGCATCGCGCAGCATACGGCATTGGTGAACTGTTGGGGACGGTTGTTTGTGGCAGCGAAAATTTACCAGCGAGCGAGATTACATTTCAAGCGTTTGAGCAATTGTCACAGATACTGCCTCTTGACTTGACCGAAGGCAACGGCAGCATGCTTTCTCTCGTTCCAACAGCGGTGCGACCAGAAGTTGAAATTGCCTTCAACAAGAATTGGCTCGGAATGCCAATCTATAAAGAACCATTCAACAAGAATACACCTGCATTCAGAAATGTTTACCAAAGCACCAATCCTAATTATATCGCCATGTCTAAATGGTTGAACGAGGTGCAGGGCGGCGGCGACTACGAACGTGCAGGTGTGCAGGTCAACCCTGCAATGGTTCAGCATCTCGTTGAATCATACACTGGGGGCGCAGGAAAATTTGTCAGCAGAACCTCTGGCGTTATCGCTAAGATTATCCAAGGAGAGCAGATAAGGTCTAACGAGATACCGTTCTACCGTACCTTGGTTAAATCCGTAGACGACCGCACGCATAATCGTGCAGCACGAGAGCGATTCCAACGAGAATACGACAAGGGGCAAAAGTTGATTTACAAGATTGATAATTACCAGAAAGAATCCGCGAGAGGTAACAGTCAATACGTGAAAGAGCTTGACGAATTTGCTAAGAGCAAGGATTTCATGAGTTATATGCTATGGAAAAGCTATAATTCAGTCAAGAGCCAATTTGACAACGCAAGAAGTTATATTGGCGATGACAAGGATAAACGCGCAGCACTTGACCATGCACAGATGTTAGTGCAGAAAATGATGACAGAATGTGCTCGCGCCGTTGAGGATTCCAAGACGCAGGAAGAGGCCGATAGGAAAATCGGCAAGATTCAAGGCGAGTACACGCCTCAGATTAAGGAAACCTTAAGTAAGGTTGAAGAGTGACGTAAGATTGACGGGTGCATGAAAATTACCATGCACCCGTTTTTTACAAACAACTAACAAAACGAACAAAAAATAAACAATACGTCTCATAATAAATTTGCATCAGACGGCAGGAAAGTCCTACCGCATTCAACTTAAAAAACATATTATTATGGACGGAGTAGAAAAAATTATCTGTTGCGACCGTGGCAACAATGACGCCTTGGCTTATGCAGCGATGGCAAACAAACAGTCCGACCCAATGGCAATGGCCGCAATGATGAACGGAGGCATGGGTAATCAGTGGATGAATAATCCATTTGCCTATATGATGTTTCTTGCAT